TTTCGCTGGAGCCCGACGTCGTCAAGGCGCGGGAGGCGCTGCAGGTCGCCGAGCGCCAGAGCTCGGAGGCGGCCCTGATCAAGGACGCCTATTACCATCGCCTTCAGGCGCTCATCAGCCTGTCCGCCAACGTGCGCAAGGAACAGTCTCAGCAGTCGTCGACATAATTTCTAGATCAGGAGAAGAAACCGTGGCTTTCAAAACGAACATGCAGTCCGTCCAGCAGCGCCGTGACGTGATCCTCCGCCAGCGCAAGGAGCGGGAGGACATGGCCAACTTCTTCGAGGTGCAGGAAGGCAACAACTTCGTGCGCATCCTGCCACCGTGGTCCGCGGCCGGGGAGTGGCGCAAGCAGGCCGCCTACCACTACGGCATCCGCGAGAAGGGCACGGTCGTCTGCCTGCAGAAGGTGTACAACCAGCCCTGCCCCGTCTGCGCCGAGGTGGAGCAGCTCTACAAGATGAAGGACGACGAGGCGCGCAACCTCGCCAAGGACATGCGGGCGAAGGATCGCTTCTTCTGCAACGTTCTCGACGCGTCGAAGTCCGACGGCAAGGTCATGATCCTCGCGTTCGGCCCCAAGCTGGAGGAGGACCTCACGACCATGATGTTCGGCGGCACGGGTCCCGACGGCACGTCCTCGTTCGGATGCGGTGACGTCACCGACATCCAGTCCGGCCGGATCCTGCAGATCACCAAGAAGACCAACCCCAAGGACAAGAAGCTGACGGACTACGGCGTCACGCCCGACTCCGTCGCTCGCCCGCTGGCCAACGCCGACGCCATCTGCGCGAAGCTGCACGATCTCGACGTGCTGGTGAACAAGGACACCTTCACCTTCGAGCAGATCGTCGGCATGATGAACAAGACGGCCCCCGCCCCCGCCCCCGCGGCGGCAGCTCCCCACGCCCCCGCGCCCGGCGGCTTCGGAGCTCTTCCGGCCCAGCAGAACCAGCAGCCCACGCCCTCGCCGAGCACGTTCGGCGCTCCGCCCCCGGCCGCTCCGCCGCGCATGACGTCGGAGTTCGTCGCCCCGGGCGGGTTCGGAGCCGCCCCGGCGCAGCCGCAGGCGCAGGCCGCCCCCGCGCCCTTCACGCCGCCCCCCGCGGCCCAGACCCAGCCCTTCAACGCCGAGGCCGCGGGTGTCGCCCCGGCGCAGCCGTCCAACGCGCTGGAGCGCCTGAAGCAGATGCAGCGCCAGCAGAACCAGCAGCCTCCGGCCGCCAAGTAAACGTCCCTTTCCTGATCCGCTCGGCTCTCCGCGCCATCCGGAGAGCCGAGCAATATTCTGGGAGACAGCCATGGGTCCGACCGAGCTCAAGCCCGAAGAGTCCGTGTGCGCCGAAGCCGACCGCATTGTGGCGGGCGACCGCCGCGGGGACTACGGACATCCGCTCGACGACTTCTGCCGCGGTGCGGTCCTGTGGAGCGCCATCATCGGCAAGCAGGTCAGCTACAAGCAGTACGCCCTCTGCATGGACGCGGTGAAGACCAGCCGCGAAATCAACAAGGAGAAGCGCGACAACCGCACCGACAAGTGCGGCTACACGAAGTGCCTCGACATGTGCTACTCCGAGGAGAAGCGCCGTCTGGCCGACGGATGGACCTTCGACCCGTTCACCGGATGGTGGCACAAGCCCGAGGACAAGAAAGTCTAAGATGAAAAAGCTCGTCTACGTCGCGGGCCCGATCTCGAAAGGGCCGTACTGGATCAACGTCCGGAACGGCATCGACATGGGTCAGAAGATCCGGCAGGCCGGGATGGTGCCTTTCATCCCTCACCTCGACTTCCTCTGGGTCCTGATCTATCCCGAGACGACGTGGGAGGACAATCTGGTGTACGACGAAGAGATCATCCTTCGTTGTCAGGCCATCTTGCGACTGCCCGGCGAATCCAAGGGAGCTGACCGCGAGGAAGCCTTCGCGCTCGCCCACGGCATCCCGGTGTTCCACGAATTCTGGGAATTGAAGCTGTGGAACGAGAACAACGCCGATCCCGAATTCAAAACGTGAGATGATGCCCAAGAAGACCGCCGAGAAGAGGCCCAAGGCCGAGAAGAAAGTCAAGGCCGAAAAGCCCGCCGAGAAGCCGAAGACTCTACAGGCTTTCCTTTCCAACTTTCACCACGTCGAGCCGTTCATCTGGCAACCCTCCGGCATCGTCGGGTTGGATCTCGCCATCGGCGCGGGCATCCCCCGCGGGCGGACCATCGAAATCTTCGGAGCAGAAGGCAGCGGCAAGAGCCTCATGGGCTGGTCGATCCTGAAGAGCATCCAGAACGCAGGCGGCGAGACGATGCTGCTGGAGAACGAAGCGACCGCTCCGCAGAAGTTCATGCGGCTGGTCGGAATGAACATGGAGCGCCTCGTCTACGAGCGCCCGGAGACCGTCGAGGAGTTCCGCGACACGACCGTCCGCTACGTGACCGGCGTGCGCAAGTTCACCAAGGCCCCCATCGGCATCATGCTCGACAGCATCGCCGGGGCCAGCGCCGAGAAGGAGTGGACCGACGAGGACGCCGAAGACATGGGCGGCGAGCGACCTCGTGATCAGGACATGGCGAGCAAGGCCATGGCCCTCTCCAATTTCTTCAAGCAGCACACGGTCTGGATGGCCGAGAACGACGTTACGCTGATCTGCATCAACCAGCTCCGCGACAAGCCCGGCGTGAAGTTCGGCCGGACCAGCGATTCGCCCGGCGGGCGGGCGCTCAAGTTCTTCTCCTCCGTTCGGATCGAGCTCTACAAGGGCAAGGTCTTCGAGCGCGGCGGAGCGGAAGCGGGCTGTGATTGTGTCATGCGCGTCGAGAAGAACAAGTGCGCGCAGCCTCATCGCAAGACGACGCTGCGCATCAACTACAACGTCGGGTACGACCCGCACTTCGGCGCGCTGGACATGCTGGTTCAGGCCGGGCGCGTATCGGTCGAGCGGCCCGGCGTCTTCAAGGTCGGCGAGGAGACGTTCGCCGAGAAAGAGCTCCCGGATGTCCTGATCAAACACCCCGAACTATTGGAGCCATGGCAGTGATGACGAACTACAACATCTACAGGGTGACATACTTCTACAGCGCCCGCTGCGGCCGGGATACCACGTCGGAAATCTCCGACAAGGCAACCGTCCGCGTCATCGCCCGCGACTTCGTACGAGCCATCAAGGGCGCGAAGCAGCAGTGCAAGGAGGAATGGAACATCCCCGAGACCGACGAGCACGACCACAAGACGGGTCGGCACTACAACATGTGCCACTTCGAGGTCGACTCTGTGGAGAAAGAGAAGGACGGGGAGGTCTGGCTGTGAAGATCGCCGTCTTCTCAGACATCCATTTCCATCCGTTCCCGACTTTCGCCAAGGTCGGCGCGGATGGTCTGAACTCCCGACTGCAGCACACCTTCGACCGCGCCCGCGACATCGTGCGGATTGCGCGGGAGCAGGAGTGCGATGCCATTCTCTTCGGCGGGGATCTCTTCCATACGAAGAAGATCGACGCTGAGACCATCGACATTGCCGAACGAGCTTTTGCTGATTGTAGGATTCCCATCATCGGAGTGCCCGGCAATCACGACATGGCCACATTCGGCCCCGGGGCGCGGCACTCGGCCCGCGCCTTGTCGAAGCATATCCGTTGGTTGGATGGTACGGATCAATATGGGCGGAGCGCCGACATCACGATCTACGCCAGTCAGTCGAATCAGCAGACAGTGAAGGTATGGGGCATCCCATACGTTCATGACAAGAATCTGCTGCTGCAGGAGCTCGACAAGGTGCCCAAGGGGACCGACATCCTCTTGATGCACTGCGGCTTCGCGGGCGGATTCATGGGAAGCGACTACATCGCCGACCTCGGCGATTGCATCGACTACTTCTCGTGCAACGGCAAGGCCGATCTCGTCGTGTCCGGACACTTCCACCAGCCCCAGCTCATCACATGGAACGAGAAGGGCGACGTGAAGAACGACCGGCCGAGTGCGAACGGCCCGCAGTTCGGACGATGGGAGAAGGGCCGCGGCATCCTCGTGCCGGGCTCGCCCGAGCAGCATACGTGGGGCGACAAGGGATCGGCCCGCGGCTTCTGGATCGTGGACGTCACCGAGCGCAAAGCCCACTTCCAGCACCTCATGTCGCCGGAGTTCGTGGAGATTGACAAGGACTGGATGAGTACCGGCGCATCCATGAAGCACAATCAGTACGTGCGAGTGATAGGGACGCCCTCCGATGCCGATCTCACAGAGCTCAAGATGTGCACGCCGCATCTCGTCATCGAGGCCGCGCCGACGTCGATCACGCGCCCGCAGCGTTCCTTCGAGGTCGCTGTGGGAGATGCTCCGGGCGCACTGGTTCAGAAGTACGTCGCTGCGTCCGGCACCCCGCTGGATCAGGAGCGACTGATCAAGGAAGGGAAGAGGCTACTCGGATGCAACTGAAGACGCTGATCCTCGAAGACTTCCTGAGCTACAAGAGCGAGACCGTCGAATTCCCGACCGGCCTTGTCGCGGTCGTCGGCCACAATCACGACAGCGCAGGCAGCGGCTCGAACGGCGGCGGCAAGTCCGCTCTCTTCGACGCCGTGACGTGGGCGATCTACGGCAAGACTCTCCGGGACATCGGCACGGACGACGTGATCCGGATCGGGGAGAAGGCGTGCGAGGTCGCGCTGTCCTTCGAGCTGGACGGCGAGACCTATTTCATTCAGCGCAAGCGCAGCCGCAGCACCGAGCTGGTGTTCCTCCGCGGGCAAACCGATCTGTCCCAGTCCCAGCTCGCGCTGACGCAGGAGAAGATCGACCAGACCATCGGCATGGACTACGCCATGTTCCGCACCGTCGCCACGTTTCAGGGCGATGCATTGCGGTTCGCCAACGCGACCGACAAGGAGCAGAAGGAGATCCTCGAAAAGCTCATGGGGCTGGAGGATTACGCGAAGGCCCTCGACGTCGCCCGGCGTGAGCTGAACCAGATCGTCCCCCGGATCGCCGCCAAGGTTCAGATCGTCGAGCAGGAGAAGGGCCTCCTCAAGATCCGCGCGGGCGAGATTCTCAAGCTGCAGATCCAGCAGGACGAGGCGCGCCGCAAGATGGCGCAGGCCGTCGACAGCATCAAGGACAAGGTCAACGCGTGCAATGAAAACATCGCCCGGAACAATGCGGAGATCCTCAGCAACAAACACCTACGGACTCAGTGCGAAGCCAATTTGGCAGCGCTCGGCGGCGGAGACGATTCGTTCTATCGCGAGCTGGCCGAGGCGAAGAGCCATCACCGCTTCCATCTGAACTCCAAGGTGACCGCCGACCGCGAGGTGGCCCGCCTGAATCAGGAGTTGGCCCGGGTGCAGGCCCGCGTCGGGACGCCCTGCGGCGAGTGCGCCCGCAAGATCGAGGCCGCGCAGGTCGAGGCGCTGGCCAACTCTCTGGCCGAGAAGATCATCGCCCAGATGGACGAATCCGCCGCCGCTCAGACCAAGATCGATTCGGCCGCCATCAGGGTCAACGAGCTGGAACAGAAGGAGAAGGCTTTCAGCGACGCCCTCGCGCTCGCCGCCCAGAAGCGAAACGAGGTCGTCAGTCAGATGCAGAACTACAGCCGTCGTAACGACGTGCTGGAGTCGGAGAATCGCGAGCTGACGGCTGTCATGGAGAGCCACCGCCGCTCGAAGCTGCAGATGGAGAACGAAGTCACGAACTACGACGGCCGGATCAAGGATGCCCAGAAGCGACTCGACGACGCCGAGAAGCTCATCGCCGAACGCTCGAAGGAGATCGAGCAGGAGCAGGAGCAGGCCGAGTATCTGAAGTTCTGGGAGAAGGGTTTCGGTTTCAGCGGCATCCGCTCCATGCTCCTCGACGGCATCGCCGAGAAGCTGACCGAGGAGACAAACCGGTACCTCAAGATCCTGTCCAGCGGCACGCAGTGGTGCGAGTTCACCACCCAGTCGACCACCAAGGACGGGGAGATGCGCGAGAAGTTCGCGGTCAAGGTCTTCAACCAGCACGGGGCCGCGACGTACGCGGGCAACAGCGCCGGAGAGCGCAAGCGCGTCGACATCGCGGTGGCCCTCGCCCTGCACAATCTTGCCCGGCACCGCGCGAGCCGGTGTCTGGGCTTCGCCATCATGGATGAGCTCTTCGAGTGCCTCGACGAGATGGGATGCGAGAGTGTCGTGAATCTGCTACGCACCGAGAAGGATCAGCTCGGGACGATCTTCGTCGTGTCCCACAATCCGGCCATGGGGACACGTTTCGGAGCGACCATCGAAGTGGCCAAGAAGGACGGCATCACGTCCATCGTTCACCGAGAGAAAGCGACAGCACCATGCGCCGAATCAAAGCCCAGCTCCACTTCAACGAAAAAGGAGAAGTCGTCGCCGCGTTCCCCAAAGGGTACGCGTGCACCAAAAACGAGCTCTCCGAAGACTGGATCACCACAAGAGACGGCTTCATCGAAGTCCCCCTGAAGAAGGGGACCGGCCGCTCCAAGGGTAACGGCTTCGAGATCATCGTCGCGAAGGCGTTCTCGACGTGGTTGTACGGCAACGACAAGGTGATGCGTCGCACCCCGCTGTCCGGCGGCTGGGGATCCGGCAAGCTGGGCGACATCACGATGGACCCGGCGCTCGCGCAGGACCTCAAGCTCGTGCCGCCCAAGGTCTACGTCGAGTGCAAGAACTACGCCGACCTGCTACAGCACTCCTTCTTCCGCTGGCAGTGCTCCGGCGACGCGGGTCTGATCGGCGGCTGGATCGCGGACACCGCCATGAAGGCGAAGGGCATGCCGTGGTTCCTCGTCATGAAGGGCAACGGCACCGACGCGTGGATTCTGACGCCAGAAATTCCGACGCCCCTATTCGACAGCATCCGGATTGATCACAAGGGGAAGCACTACTGGATGGTCCCGCTCGTGTCGCTGCAGTCTGCTTTCGATCACATCAAGACCAAGCTCATCGGGTGAACCATGGCCTACTCCGTCGACATTCCGCGCCTTGAGTCTGTCTTCACCAAGCTCCGCAAGGACCCGAAGGACCAGCAGGGTCTCGTGGATCTTTGGGATCTTCTGAAGCCGATCATCAACCTCACGGTCGAGCGCTTCCCCGCCCACATGCATGACGACATGGGGCAGGAGATCCGGATGTTCCTCATGAAGCGCGCGGCCTACCTGTCGAAGGCGTACTTCGACGGGAAGATCAAGAACCCCACGAACTACCTCTTTCGCGTCTGCTTCAACGCGGGCATCAACTACTACAAGAAGGAAGCGAAGACCGAGGACCACCTGATGCCCCTCGACGATCTGAAGATGGAGCCGATCTACAGGCACACCAACGCGCGCAAGGACAAGATCATCACCGAGATCCGGGAGGAGACGCAGGCGTTCATCAAGATGCACTTCCGCAAGCCCAACCAGCGTCAGACGGCCGAGCGCTTCATGGTGGCGATGCTCCGCGGCGAGCGGCCCAGCTTCACGACCTTGAAGGTCTCCAAGTTCGCGAAGGCCACCCAGCGCCCGGCGAAGGACACCTTCAGCATCGTGCAGATCAAGATCCGGGAGCTGATGGCCAAGCGGATCAACGAGCTGCTGGATCAGGACGAGTAACTGCTGCGTCGCAGCGTTCTTATCTGTTATGGAAAAACTTCTCACCGACCACCAGAGACAGATCGTCGATACCTGCGACTACCTCGATCTGGTTTCCTTCCGCAACCCCCAGCACAACATCCTGAACCTGCGAGACATCGTCGGCGACGAGAAGTACTTGACCCTGATGGACAAGTTCGCCGGGAACTACACCCGCTTCCCCACGGCCAAGAATGCGCTGGAAGCCGTCGACGATCTGATCCTCATCACGCTGTGGGAGGATCTGAACGACAAGAAGAAGAACGGCACGACCGACCAGTGGAACGCGGCCGAGGCCGTCTTCATCAAGCACGGTCAGAAGATGGGGCTCAAGTTCATCAACGCCAAGCGCCGGGCCCGGGCCGTCACCAAGGAGCTGGTGCAGGCGCGCAACTGGGTGAACGATCATGAGAAGAAGGGCACGGAGCATTGATGGATCCAGTACGAGAATGTCCACGTCCCGGGGCAAGACCCGACGATGAGGCGTTTCGAATGGTGGCAGAATGCAAGGAGATAATGATGAACGACACGAAACAACTTGGGATGATCTGCCTTACGATCCTTCTGTGCGCAGCAATGATCCTCTGCGGGGTCTCGATCAGCATCAAGAGCGATGTCGCGCACCTGAAGACCGAGAACGAGAAGCTGACGCAGAGCGTCTTCTCGCTGGAGTCCCGCGAGCGCAGCTCGTCATCGGAAGCGAAGAAATACAAGGATCAGTACGACGAGATGATCCTTCGGCTGGAAACGAAGCTGGGCAAGGCGGAGAGCGTCGTCGACAAGATCATGAAGATGTCGCTGGCCGAGCTCAAGAAGATCGCAGAGGAGCGTTGATCATGGACTTTCCGTACAAGTGCTTTCACGTCGTGATCTCGCTGCTGATCTGGGCCGTCGCAGCTCTCGTGCTGTGCTTCCCGATCCGCGTGATCTGGAACCATTCCATCTTCCATGGCGCGCCCGTTGGCTGCGTCACGTCATTCTGTTCCCTGCTCATCGTGGGATGGATCGTCGTGTTGCTGCGCAAGCCTCCTGAACGAAAGGTCTAAGATGCCATACATCGATCCCGCCCGCCGTCCCGAGCTGAACGATCACATGAAGCGTCTGGAGCAGGTCGTCAAGAACCCGGGCGATCTCAACTATGTGATCACCCGTCTGCTCGTGGGAATCCTCAAGGAGCGCCGCTTCCGGAATGGGCGCTGGGGCTACACCGACATCAACGAGCTCGTCGGCGCGATGGAATGCGCAAAGCTGGAGCTCTACCGCCGGGCTGCCGCGCCGTACGAGAACCTCAAGATGTCCGAGAACGGCGATGTCTACGACGATCTCTTCCCCAACGAATTTATGGAGAAGCCATGACCCGCACCGAAAGGCTCGACAAGATCATGTCCACGTTCTCCCTGCGCAAGGGGGAATGGGTGGAGTCCGAGAAGATGTTCTGCTGCGAGGCCGCGGTCAACATCGAGAAGGCTCAGCATCGTCTCATCAGCCGATGCTACATCTTGCCCGATGCATTCGATGATCCCGATCTGATGCTCATGCTGACGGATCGACTCAAGACCACCCTTCGCCTCTCGGCCGCGCTCTACATCGACGAGTCGGGAGAGAAGACGGTCCGGGCGGACGAGGCCGCGGAGCTCTTCCAGAATCCCAACTTCCGGGATCTCGGCAAATACTTCGAGGGCGAACTCATCGACGAAGGTGAGATCGGCACGATGGATGGCGTCCGGTACTTCGTCGGACAATAGGGGGCATCATGAGCGATGTCATCAACAATCCCGCCCACTATGGCGGCAAGGACAATCCCTTCGAAGTGATCAAGGTGCTCCGCGCGTGGGGCATGTTCGCCAACGCGCTTCGCTTCAATACCATCAAGTACCTCGCCCGGGCCGGGAAGAAGGACGATCTGCTCCAAGACCTCAAGAAAGCCAAGTACTACTTGGAGGCGGAGATCGCCGAGCTGGAGATCGAGCGCGCCAAATCCGCTCCGCCAGTGTAATTGTCTGGATATCGCGCGTTCCTATAGGGCATGTGCGATCACTTCTGTCCGAACGACGCCCAGCAACTCCTGTATGGATTGATGGGATTCCTCGCGTTCATCCCGTGGGTTCGAGCTCGACTTCTTTCAAGGAGAAAGCGTTGAACACCTACCGCATGGAGTTCCAGAGCGTCGCGAGTCACAAAGACGGCGGCGTGATGGCGACCAAGCATCTGGTCGTGCTCGAAGCCATCTGCGCGACCGAGGCGCTGGCGGAGGCCAATCGCCGCTTTGCTTCCGCCGGGCTGTCGTCGGCCAAGTTCAAGCGCATGCTGGCCATCCGCGTGGCGCGCAAGTCCATCACCACCCGCGTGCGAGTTCAGCCGGTCCTCGCGTAACCCCTGAGCAGGAGCGTTCCTTTAGTTATGGCCCACATCGAACGGAAGCCGGTCGTCTCGACCAATATCGCGTCCATCGGATACGACAAAGACGCGCTGGTGCTGGAGGTGGAGTTCCGCAAGGGCGGGATCTATCGCTACAACGATGTGACCTTCGGCGAGTACAACGCCCTCATGACCGCCGAGTCGCAGGGACGGTACTTCGCCCAGTTCATCAGGGGCAAGACCTCGGAGAAGGTGGACTGATGGGCCGCCGTAATCAGTACCTGACCGAGGGCATGGCGCAGGTCCTGCGCATCATCGACGAGAGCGACGAGAAAGAGCTCGCGCAGTCCATCCCCGGCGGCTGGTGGGTGGGCGACCAAGAGGTCGACGGGCGCGTCTGCATGGCGCTGCTACGATTCTGCCTCCTCCATCAGGAGCATGACAGCAGCGAGACGTTCATCCGCTACACGATCAACGAGGACGGCCGAGGTGTCATGAACGATCCGACCTACGTGCCAAAGATCGTGACGGCGATGAAGGAGAAGAAGCTGTGAACGAACACGCGCTCATGATCGTCATCACGGTGCTGAGCCTCTGCCTTTTCCTGTGGGCCTGCTTCCCGACGCGTAAGGGCACCTACGTCGCGGGCAACTGCTTCTTCTGCCACCACTTCCGCATCATCGGGACCTGCACCAGCGTCTACACCGGCCACAAGCGCCATTGTCTGGAGTGCTGCGAGGGCAGCACTGACTGGACGCCCGAGCGCAACCGCTGACCGAGGTCCAAGTGGGTGTGCAGAACGACCGTCCGCCGAGTGATTTCGACCATCCCTTCATCAAGGGTGGCTCAGGCTCCGGCAACTACGGACATCAGGGTCGCAGCGGTGAGCGAGGCGGCAGCGCGCCCGGCCAGCCCCGATCCGTGGCGGGCAAGGAGTTCAAGGGCTTCCCTCCGGCCACGAGCCCCCGCAAGGGCAAGGGCGAAAAGGTCGACGGCAAGAAGTTCGGCGCAAAACTTACAGAAGCAGAATCCAAGGCGCTGTCCGATTACGTGAATCAGGGCAGCAGCAACATCAACGATCATCTTCGCAACGGCAAGGCGTTGTTTCCCGAGTACAACGACCACATTGCCGCGGTCAATTCCGCCATCGCCAAGGGCGACAACTCCGAGCGTCTGCTCTATCGCGGCGCGCGGATCCAGTCCATGGAATCTCCCGCCTTCGACTACAGCACCGAGCGCCGGGCGTTCGTGCAGAAGTTCGAGGACCAGATCGGGAAGACCGTCACCATGAAGGGCTTCCAGAGCACGACGACTAGCCCCGAGCTGGCGGCCGAATTCGCTGGCGTGAACGACAATCCGATCTTCGAGATCCGCGCGAAGGGCGGCGCGCCCATCGGTGATCTGTTCGGCGCGAAGGAGAACGAGGTCGTGCTGCCTCACGGCGCGAAGTACAAAGTGCTCGACGTTGTGCACAACGTGAAGTTCAACAATCCCAAGTACGGTGATCGCCGGAATCGGTTCACGGTGATTCGACTGGAGATGCAGTGATGCACGATCCGAAGGAACGGCCCGAGTCCGAGCTCGAAGACAAGTTCCAGCAGCCGGTCGACGGGATCGAGTTCGATAATTAGACCGCCGGGCAATCCAAGAAATGGATCTGGGATGCCTGCGCAGTCCACGATCCGCTGCCCTTGAAGTCCCAGTAGAAGCGCAGCGACATCATTCCTTTCGCGATTTTCTGTCCGCACTCCTTACAGGTCGCGCGCCCGGTCGCGGTTACCAGTTCGAGGCAGCCGTACTCGATATACTGTCCGCCCCGGTCGAGATTGTCGAGCCGCTCTCCTGACACGGCATGTTGCTGGCCCACTTCGCGGATCCCCTGAGCCTGCCACTCCTTCAGCATATTCGCCATATTTCCTCCTACCCTGCAGCGCTCACGATCAGGTCCACTGCCGCGGCAATCACCTCTGTCGCCAGCGACCGATCCACCCCGCCGATCATATCCACCAGCGCCAGAGATTCTATCCCGTACATCTCCCGGAATTTCGGATCCGGGTTCGCGAGCATTCCCCGCAGATTGTCGAGCCGATCCAGCATCTTCAGGATCTTCACGGCCGGGCACTGCTGCCCAAGCCGCGCCGTTTCCATCTTCTTCCGATCCTTCCGCGGCACCACGCCCTTGAGGGCCTTCGTCGAGTTCGTCAGCCCCATCACCAAGACAAGCACATCCATCCCGCAGGCGGCCTCGATTTCCGCGGGGGTCAATGCCGTGTCCTCCAGTGAATCGTGGAGGAAGGCAGCGGCCACGAGCTCCGGCGTCGCGTCCGCCCGCGCGGCCATCATCGCAGCCACCCGCGAGGGATGGACGAAATAGGGGGTTCCTTCAAACTTCCGCATCTGGCCTTCGTGGGCCTTCTGGCCCAGCTCCCGGGCCCGGACCACGAGGGGATCGCTCATCAGCACGTATTGGAGACGACCAGCCGTGCGAAATATAACGAAGAATTTGTTGTAATATCCAGAGGGGTGCGAAGTCTCAACAATGGAGGTGATTGATGGCGATTCGAGTGATGGTCAGCAAGGAACGGGCCGAGGAGCTGCTCGCGGCGGGCTCCAAGAAGATCGAGATCGTCCGGGACTATCCCGGCGCGGAGGAAGGTCGGATCTACCACGATTACGACAACTGCCCGATCCGGCAGGAAGAGAAGAAGACGGGTTTCATCGTCGGGAATCCCATCGCAGTCATGATCGGCTGCACCAGCAACTGCCGCCCCGGCGGCCCGCTCTACATGGAGACTTCCCACGAGGGACTGGTTCTTTCCCTGCGCGAGCGGAACGGCTACGAGGACTCGGACTTCTATGCCCGGGTCTGGGATCCCATCAAGAAGACGACCAACGAGGTGACGTACGCCACGACCCGCGGCTGGAGCTATCCCAACAACGCGTGGGTCGACGCCACGCCCGAGGTGCTGGCGGAGTACGAGGAGTACAAGACCAAGCGCGACGAGGCCCTCGCCCGGGCCGCCGACAAATGCCGGAAGGACGAGGCCGCCCTCCGCTTCGCCCAAGAGCTCCTGATGCCCAAGCTGGGCCGCCGGGTGGTGGTCTTCAAGGGCCGGAAGGTTCCGGTCGGCACCGAGGGCGTCGTGATCTGGGAAGGCGACGGACAGTGGGGCACGCGGATCGGCATCAAGCGGGACGACGGCGGGCTGGAGTGGACGGCGGCCAGCAACGCCAAGGTGATTGCGCCCGACGCCGACGCGCTCCTCGACGTGGTCCAGATCGCCCTGTCCACCATCGCGTCGGAGAAGGAAATCAACGACCTCAAACTGTGCCACCTGATGGCGTCTGTGGGGATCCCGTGGTAATGCCCAAGTGCAAACTCTGCCGGAACGCGGCGGAGATGAGCTACGAGGTCCAGCGCGACAAGCCTATCCCGCTGTGCGGCAAGTGCTTCGGAAGCTGGGCTCCGCCGGAGCTGAACAGCCTACTCGGCATCACGCCCGACGACGAGCCCACGATTCCCTGTAATGCCGCGCCCCCGGCGGCGTCTTAGAATCGTGATGAGCAAGGAGAAGCGAGTGGAAAAAGTGGAAGAGATGCGCGTCAACTCGAACGGCATGGAGATCGAGTCCTGCGGGCGCTGCGGCGGCTCCGGGCATTACTCCTACTGCCAGATGTACGGCACGACCTGCTTCGGCTGCAGCGGCTCGGGCCTGCGCTTCACGAAGCGCGGCGCGGCGGCGAACGCGTTCCTGACCCAGATCCGGTCGAAGCCCATCGCGGAGCTCTCGGTCGGGATGGAAATCTGGGATGATCCCTACTTCTCGAAGGCGGGCTGGGCCAAGATCGTGGCCTTCACGCCCAGCGAGCAGAGCTCGTGGAGCGTGGTGAACGGCGAGAAGGTGATCGTGCCCGGCACCTACGTCACGATGGAGACCGAGAAGTGCACCCACTCCGCGCTGCGGATGGAAGAGAGCAAGCTCTACCGGGTGCGGCAGAGCGCGGCCGACGCCGAGATCACGCGGATCCGGGCGATGGCCTTTCAGGACACGCTGAGCAAGAAGGGCGAACCCAAGAAAGTGAAACCCGCCAAGTCGGCGGCGAAGAAATAAGGAGAACGGACCATGGGCAAGCGCAAGATCGTTCTGAAGCAGCTCGCGTCGTCCCCACTCGCGAAGTCGCCGGGCGTGCAGTACGAGGTCGTCCAGATGTCGAACACCGTGCAGTTCTCCATCGGCGACCGCCTCGGCAAGGCCGACGTCGACCACCTCCTCAGCAAGTCCTACATGGAAGTCGTGATCAAGTAATGCGCGAGCGCGCGCGTTCTTAGGAGAAGAGATGGACGCTTTCACGAGACTCAAGGCCAAGTTGCAGACGCTCGCCACCAATCGGTGGCGGAAGCTCTCGATCAAGGATCGCGAGGGCTGCATCCGCCTGACCTATGTCGGCGCGCCCGAGAAGTCCATCAAGCGCATGGCCCGGGCCCGTACGCCCGCCGATTACCACGAGCTGCGCGTCATGATTCGTCTCTACACCGAGCTGGTGATCAAGAGCAATCCCAAGAAGCGCGCGGCCGAGCTCAAGCGTCTCAAGGATCGCTTCCCGTTCGCGGATACCGTCAAGGAATCCAACTGGCTGCGCGAGAAAATCCGTTTCTACGAGAGCGAGGATTGACGTGAAGAAGCTGACCAAGAAAGACTGGGTCGCCCGCGGTGTTCACAACAACTCCGAAGTCGCCAAGCTCGGAGGCGCGACGATCTATCTCTCGTATCGTACAGCCGAGACCGGCCGCGCGTCTCAATCCGCCGCGTGGCAGGTCATCGACGTGAATGGCAAGAGCGACCCGAACGCACATTGGCGCGACTACGGCAACGCGACCTTCTCGCTCTGGAATCGCACCGAGAACCAGAAGCGTCTCGACGAGGCAAAGAAGTTCGCGACCGAGAAGTATGGGATCAAGGAGTGGGAGAAGGGCGGCCCGTACGGCGACTGGTTCCCCGAAGGAACGCTGGCCATGGCCGCTCACGCGACCGAGGCGTTTGATCCGAAGAATCGCATGGACGTCGAGATCATTGTCCGCGGGCCGATAAGGTGCGGCAAGACGACGTTGTCGCACATGATCGACGGTCTGCTGAAAAGCAAAGCCTTCGAGTCTCAGGTCATCGACCGCGTCAAACCGGGCGTGGTCGAAAATGAGAAGGTGAACGACGAAGCCCTGAATCATCCCTATCATGTCTTCGGCAAGCGCGTCAAGATCACGATTCGGACGGAGCAGACGCAGCGGACTTCGTAATTGAACGCTATGAAGAAGCCTAAAAGAAAACGAAGGCTGCCACTCTGTTGGCTGTGCCGCAGCAGACTCCGGGAGGGATGGAAGTGGGTCGCCAGCAAATGCGGCCTTGTGCGAATGCATCCCAAGTGTCGTAAATTTTACTGGACATAGACGAAAGAGCTATTCGAGGGTAGACACTATGCCGAAGACGCTATACGCCTGCCTGATTTGCGGACGCAATTTCGAGGCAGAACCACAAGCCGTCCTGTGCGAGACGCGGCCCGAGGACAAGCCGCTTGCCAAGGTCGGGGACATCTGCACGGTCGGTGGCGACCGCTTCGGTTGGTGCGACGGCGACCGACGCTGGCTGGTCAATCCGAAGGCCGAGAAGGGGCTCCAGTTTTACTACGTCCTGACCCACATCGACGGAGATCCGGAGAACCCCCATAGGACTCGCTACCACTTCTTCACGAAAGCGATGAGCCCCAAGAGCGGCTACAACAAGGGTACGACGTTCAACGTCCACCACTTTACGCCGCGATTGATTCTGGAGCCCCCGGCCTTCGTCGTGAATGACTCAAAGGATCTGGTTGGGAAGATCGCGGAATACATTCTGTGAGAGACGAATCGTGACTACTGCGAATGATATTACACAGGCGGATTTCGATCTTGCTTGGTCGATCTTAGCGTGCCGTCCATGCAAAAACACCTACGCATGTAGCGAAGGTGAGGGCGGAAATAAGTGGGCAATTCAAGGGGCCGCCGAATGCGGCTCATGTTTGGCTGAACTGATTGCCGGACTTCGCCAATCCCAAGAAGGGCAGTAGACGAATAATGACAACTCCAAATCACGTCGACTTCGGCACCCTTGGCGTGCACAACATCCAGTACTACAACGACGACACCGGTTATGGCATGACCGAGTGTGGTCTGTGTATTTTCCCCGGAGATGTGGCGAACACCGACAAGCCGATTGACGGTTGCAACTATTGCACGCCAGAGAAAACTCAGGAGAAAGCATGAAGGCGATCAAGGTCGACAAATATCTATGCTCCGTCTGCGAGACGGCCTTCGATCACACATCGAACGCCGAACGATGCGAAGCTGTACATGCGCGTCTCCTTGCGATCTATAAGATCGGAGCCAACGTCAGATGGTCCAGTAGCTGTGGCGATTACGGTTACTACGTCTACGGACAGGTGGTCGGCTTCGCGGGTCTCGGCAAGCTGGTCATTCAGCAAAAAAATTACGACATGCAAGGGAGTGACCGCAGCATCAAGGATACGGCAGTGCTCACGCTCGTTGACGACGACGGGAAGGAAATCAGATGAAGATCCCGAATGTCGCGCAGTGCGAACGTTCCTAGAGGATAGATGAAACAGTTCGGTGAAGTTGGGGGCCTCAGCATGCAGAACCACGGGCGCAAGGCGCGCGTGGGTTCGATCCGTCTCAAGGATCGCTGGAAGGTGCAGATCCAAATTGCGCCAGTGCCGGACAACGGCAACGCCCCCACCGCCATGTGCATGGAGCCCGCGACCGCGAGAGAGTTTGCGGCACATATCCTCAGCGTCGCGCATCTCGTGGATTCTATGCCCAACGAGGTGGCCGCGGTCAAGCACGATGCCGCGCAGACCGCCAAGATCAACTCCGGCATTCGCTACGAACAGCAGCGCCGTGCACGCGACATCATGCAGGCGGAGAACGAGGTCGCCCGTCTCAAAGGCCAGAAGCTGCCACATCCCGAGGAAGATTTCTGATGCACACGAAAGAGCCGTGGAGTCGTGGCCAGCTCCTGAATACCGCGATCACGCGGACGTGGAGCAAGGAAGCTCGTGAGGCCGCCGAAGAGGAAGAGCGCCAGTACGTTTTCGCAAATTTCTCGCCCTCTGATGAGGGCCGGGGGCGAAAACTAATCGCGCGCGTCTTCCCCGGTCACGACTTCGAGGGCAACCACCGGCTCATCACCGCGGCACCCGATCTACTGTTCGCGGTGAACGCCGCGATCTCGGTGATCAATCCGTGCCGGGAGATCGATTTCACAGTACTGGAGATCCTGCGCTCCGCGCGCAAGATCGCGACGAGAGGGAGAAAGAGTGATGCGTGACAATATCTGGGAAGTGCAAATCCTCCAAAACGGCGTCCATGCGACGTACAGATTCGAACCGAAGCCCGACGTCGAATTCGTGAACTCCCATTACACCAAGGTCAGCGGCATCACCGAGATGGGCGACCAACTGGAGCTCCGCATCGGCACTCAGCAGGTATGGAGCATGATGGGGCCGATCAAGGAACGCGATCTGTGCGACAGGGGTAGCTGATGCCCGTGAAACTCCCATTCCCGGAGAAGGTGATCCAGCGTCTCGCCGCTCGCATGTATCGAGCCGCGGTGGACTTCGGTTACCCAGACGTGACGATGCAGGAGATCGAGGACGCCACACGCAAGGCTCTGCGTGGCGAAGTCCCGTCTGGTCCGCCTTCGAGACTTGTGATCGAGATGCTGATCCGCGGATGGATGGAGGATGCGAAGGTCATCGATCCCATCCGGAAGAATCCCATCAAGAAGCCCCGGAAGAAACGGCACAAGGTCCATTTCTGCACCGGCTACTCCTGCACGACGTGCAACAAGCCCCATCCCACCAAGTGCGGGTCCTGCGGGAAACAGAGCCACTTCGGGAGATGCCATGAGTGATCCGCGCGTGCAGGCCGCCTACGAGTTCTCCCGGATCCTGATCGACGAGTACACGCAGGATCAGTACCTGCATCGGGAGGACGCCAAGGCCATCGTCAAGGTCGCCAAGCGTATGCAGGACCTCCTGCTCACCACCAAGCCGCTGGACGAGCCGATCACCGAGGGCAAGAGACTCTCGTGCATCTGCGGGTGGGGCCGGATCAGCCCCATCACGCCCAACAAGCTGACCACCGAGCAACTGATCCGAGACGTCGAGAAGCTGCCCGGCCACAATGACGAGTGCCCGGGATGCTGCGAGGGCATGAGGCAGCAGGTCATCCATTACCTCAAAGGTGGATTGCTGTGACCGAGACAGTCTACACCGATCCGGATTTTTTCAGTAGTGACTGGATCCGGGCGCACGGACCCCCTGACGCAGAGCCGGTCCATCTTGCCTTGAAACCAAAGGCGGGCGGATCGATTCGACAACTCGACGTCAAAGCTCGTTTCGACAAATGGTCTGGCCAGCTCACATTCTTCAACTGGGCTGTTCGACAGCTCAAGGGAGAGCATGGCGACACCCTCTGGATCGACTACCGCGACCGCGGAGGGTTCAGCAAGGCGTATCGGGTCGTCGACGCCGCGGTCCACTACGGATCCATCCAGCGTGTACCTGAGAGCACATTCCGATATGAAGGGGTTGACGCATGAGCCGTGAAACAGTCGAGGTCAAGTGGTTGCGTTCCGGACAGCCCCGGCGCTATGCCGACACCGTTCGGGAGGCCGAGATCATCGTGAAGGGGTACGTCGACGACGGCACCATTGAGAAGCAGAGCTCGTGGGATCCGGGAGAATCCGTCATCCGGGATCTCGCGCGCGTGCTCGTTGCGGACTTCGACGATCAGCCCACCCACGGACTCCAGCATCATCTCGAATCCATCAAGAAGCTCGCCCCGGGCCACTGGCGCGTCCTGATCATCGAACCGTATTGCGACTGAAGGAGATCCCATGAACACCGCCGCCGCGATCTGTCTCGCCCTGACCTGTTTCTTCGGCATCGTCGCCGCCGTGCTCGCCTGCATTGCCATCCTGAGCATGCTCCTGATGCCCACGTACGTGGAACCCCCGCCCGAATCGAGCAATAGCTGGCGGGACCCCCGCGGGCACCGCTGGAGCGGCTGGCCGGGCGCGTACTGCTGGTACTGCTACCACGAAGACCCCATGGAGATCGCCATCGCCGACTGGCTTGATCCGTTCGACGAGATCAGCGTGCGACACTTCACGAGCACCCTACAGCCCTGCCCCATCGGCGACGCAATCAAAGACCGCATCGACCTCGACATGAACCCGCGGAAGCCCTTGTGACCGTCTGGAAGTGCTACAACGGGTGGATGGGGAACGGCCCCGTGCGCGTGTACGTGATCGCCGAGACCGCCGCGCGCGCCCAAGAGCTGGCCCACATGCAGTACCGCAAGGAGAAGCCCCGCGACCCGAGCTGGTTCAAGACCCCGGCCGAGATCGACGTGGAGAGGCTGCTGGACTGCGCGCCGGGCCATGTGACCCCTTCGAGCGACGATTGACCCCATGAACCTCAAAGAGCTCGTCCCGTGTCGGGAATGCGGGAAGCACATCCCGGATTTCGACGTGCCGTACCTCGTCTGCCGCCAGTGCTTCAACCAGCCCGCCCCACGGGAGAGGGCCACCAAGAGGCACTGGTGCCCGATCTGCCGCTACGGCATCATGCCCGGCGAGCGTGTGAAGCTCAACTACGGATCCGGCCGCTGGGTGCACGACTACTGCTGGAAGCCCGCCTTCCGCATCCCGGAGATCCACTGCCCCTGCCGGGACTGCGGCCGGGCGATCCATTACCGCGGAGGCCGATGTGCCCCGTGTGCCCGGAAGACCGAATACTCCCAAAACTGAAAGGACAGCGCCCAGTGCGGAGGCCCTAGAAGGCGATTTAACGCGTTTTCCGGCGAGGGGTGGTGCTCTGAGTCCTCCTGCACGGAATGCGCTCGATGGCGACGGCAGCGCGCGCGGCGGCAGGGGGTTCTGGGGGAAGGGGACCCCGGGAGGACATAGGCCACAAGTCCGGTCCAAGAGAGTGTAAAGCGGACCTTACATCGAGTAAAGCGGGGTTTACAAGTGACCGACGAACGCCAGCCCGTACAGCCCGAAGCCCTTGAGCACAAAGAGGATAAGTCTCAGGAGCAGGCGGCCACTACGAAGGGGGGTGATCAAGCCGTCCCGGTGCAAGACACTGAGGGCGAGAAGGTTGTAACCGTTCCCGTGGGGAAGAAGAAGGGCGTCAAGGGGGATGTGGCGACAGGGGGCAAGGGTACGGCGGGAGGGGAGCCACCCGGGCCCGCCGGACAGGGCGACCTCGACCAGCCCCAGCTCGACTACACGATCCCGGAAAGCGACACCGCCAACGGCCAGTCCCGCCCGCGCGCCGTCCGGATCCGGCTCGACCAGCTCACCCTCGCCGTGCAGGCCGAGCTACAGGCCCTGCTGGACGCCCGGCGCACCATGACGTGGCACCAGCGCGAGCTGACCCGGCTGGCCCTCAAAGAGCTCACCGAGGTGCTGGTGGCCCTGCAGGACCAGCGCGCCGCGCACCACCTGATCGAGCGGTACATGGAGATCATCGCCAGCGACCCCGCACACGCACAGAAACTGCCCGGCATGAAGGCGTTCAAGAAGGTTGCGGGCGCGATGGCCAACGCCGAGAAGGCGAGCAAGGGCGACGGGCGCAAGCAGGCTGAGAAGGGCAAGAAGGCAGGCGAGGCGCAGCTCGACGACCTCCTCAAGGACAGCGGTTAACTCGCACGGTTCCGCTAGAAAGCGTGCGAGTTCCCACCCCAGCAGCCCACAATCCAGCAGGGAAGCGTGCGAGTTCCACCTACCCGTTCTCGCGCGCGTGCTCGTCGAGGCCCGCGGCCGTGGCATGCCGTTTGCTCCCAGCAACTCTCGTGCCACGCGGAATTTTCCGCACTGTCAAAGTGGCACTGCCATAATGGCAGGGTGGGTCATTTTGGCGCACTCGACCGGTCGCCCGGTATAGTGGTGCTCCCGAAAAATACCCACTGCATTTCTGACCTCTTTCTCTGAAACGCCCCACGCCCCCGGGCGTCCTACTTCCGTGGGATTCAGATACGCGAATGGCTTCCGGGTGTGCGGCCGGTGCGGTTCCGGATTCGCCGGATCTCCCGTCGGTCGGTACGGTGGGAAGTGCCGGACCTGCCGCGTCATCTGCAAGCGCGAAGATCAGGCCGCCGCTGCTGCGCGCCGCGCTGCGAAGGCTGCGGGGCCCGCGTTCCCTTGCTGACGTCCCACTCTCGTGCTCTTGGCCTGATTTCCTGAAACGCCAGCGCCCCCTCGCCGTCTCATCTCTGGAGGAACGATGAAGAAGACGCTGGCCGCGACCCTGCCGGATGGCCGCCTCACCTCGCGCTCGACGGCCCACGCCTACGCCTTCGTGCTGGCCGGGCAGGACACCACGGAGACCTTCGACCCCCATGTCCGGACGATCCTGCCGGGCTGGCACGCGGTCTCGTGGCACGGCTCCCGCGCCCTCGCCCAGAAGGCCCTGAACGTGAAGCTCGGCTGGGAGGCGGACTGGGCTGCCGCCGGGAATCCCACCCGCGCCCTGAAGATCGTCCCGGTGAACGCCTGATCGCTTTTCCTGAAACGGATGGCGGGGTGGGGCGTCCTACTCTCGTGATCGGTACGTGTGGAAAGGAGACCTCGATGACCGTGGCAGCACCCCCGGTGGTGACCGAATACGAAAAGATGCGGCGCGGCGGCTGCGGGCGTTACGCGCTGATGGCTCTGGGGCTCCCCTCCGGCGGCCTCGCGCTCAACGACGACGGAGGCACGACCATGTGGGCCTTGCAGCTCGAAATCGAGCGTCTAGGAGGTAAGATTCGTCGCTACTTCCGGCCCAACCTGACTGCGCGCGCGTTCGCCCGCCGTGAACAGTCCAGCAACAACATCTACCTCGTGATGGTGAAGAACCACGTCATGGCCCTGAAGCAGGGGCATCTGTTCAACTGCCTAGGGTTCGGAGAGGCGCAGATCCTCTGTGTGTGCCACGTCGAAATCCCTCCAGAAATCGTGATCGCCTGACACAACGGGCAGTGGTGGGCGTCTTACTCTCGTGATGACTGTGAAGGAGACCGGCATGGAGAAGGTGCTCTTCGGAGTGAAGGTGGGTGATGAGGCGTGGAAGGAAACCGTCCTCTGCACTCAGCCCGCCCGGTTCGCCGAGGTGAAGAAGCTCGCCGCGAAGGATGGCTGGGGTCGCTTCCGGATCGCCACCATCGATCTGTCCGTTCCTCCTGATTTCTCGAAAGGGGTGAAGGCATGACTCTCCCGCTCGACGCGCTCGACCAGTGGCCGGTCGACCAGTACCTCGAACACCTGCAGTCCCTGCCCGACTCGGTCGGCGAGATCGACCGCGAGTCGGCGCGCGAACGCGGCTCCCGCCAGCCGCACATCTGCTGGATCTCGTCCGACCGCGACGCGTGGTACCGGAACCCGTACTATCAGGGCCCGGACCAGCCCCATCCCGACGACCAGTGGTACGACGAGACCCCGCTCCCGCCCTCGAAGCCCGATCCGCTCGGTGACATCTTCCCGCCCATCGACCCGGCACCGCCCTTTGTGAACGGACAGGATTTCGACATGCCCTTTTGAGGTTCCTCTATGAAGCCTGAAACTCTGATGCCCGGGATGTACGTCATCACCAAGACGCTCGTCAATCCGAAGCCCGACAGGCGCAAGACCTGCAACTTCGGTGCGCAGATCGAATGGAAGAAGGGCACGCGCGTTGCGGTGGCGGCGGGGCTGTTCGACTCGCTCGACATCTTCCCGCCCGGGACCTACTCGTTCAATGGGGTCACGGGGCGGCGGGGCTGCGACCGGAACCACCCGGGATGGCTCGCCGTGATCGAGGCGCTGGAGCCGGTTGAAATCACGGATGAGGAGTGGCTGAAGCTCAACTGCTCGACGCCGCACCACACGCTCGTCAGGCTGATGAAGGCCGGGAAGCTCTCGCGCGCCGACATCGAATCCGTGAAACGGAAGACCGACTGAGTCGTCTCATCTGTGGAGGTGATGATGATCGAAACCTGCTGGGACCGGAAGCTCGGGTCGGAGAAGTGCTGCGGGGCGTCCATGCGCGGCGACCACTGGTGCGAGATGATGTCGCTCGCGCGCGCCAACGAGGCGCTCGTGGGGCTCTCCCCTCTCGACTCCCCCGGGACCGACGCCTATTTCGCCGCGGTCATGGCGGCCCACCGCCGCGATGCTGCCGCCCTCGGCACGCCCCCTGTGCCCGCCTCCAAGGCCCCCAAGCCCCGCGCCCTCAAGCTCTCCGCCGGGAAGGTCTTCTCGGGCCAAGCCTGCTTGAAGTGCGACCGGGCCATCCTGCCCGGAGAGTCCCTGTTCGCCGTCCCGGATTGGCCCGCGGTGGTGTGCGCCGCCTGCCAGCCCCACTGTGAGCACGACCGGTCGGCCGTGAAGGTGGTCGCGCTGGATGAGTGGTCCCCGCCGACGGGGAAGTGGGCGTATCGGTCCCCGCCGGTTCTCGTGCCGGTTCTGGCGGTCTGATTTCCTGAAACGCCAGTGTCTCTTCGACGTCTCATCTCTGGAGGTGATCCGATGACCTGCGAAGACCCCGCCTGTGGCGCGCCCCTGACCGCCGACCTGCAGTGCTCGAAGTGTGGCGTTTCCCACACGCATCCCGGTTGTCCGGAGTGTGGTCGGACCGGCTTTCACAAGGATGATTGCTCTCTGATCGGAGAGTACGTCGGATAACTCCTGTGGCCGGACGTTCTTGTATGTCGTGCAGCGTCTCGGCCTTTTGCGTTATCCCGGCGGCAAGGGCAAACTCTGGTCACAACTCTCCGGGCCTCTGCAGCACATCATCGACCACGAGAAGCCGACGACTTACTGGGAGCCATTCTTTGGCGGTGGGTCTGTGGGCCTCTCGCTCATGAGTAGCGGCGCACAGTTCGCCGACTGGTATTTCAACGACAAGGACGACGCGCTCATCAAGCTCTGGACTGCCGTGCGCGACGAGCCCGCGAGGCTCTCTCGAAGTCGCCCGGGCCACTCCGGAGGAGGCGGCCAGTCTCTCGTACGCCTACGCCGACGCGATGATGATGGAGCGCCGCAAGTGAACATCGACGACATGCCCGCCGGGCCCGAGATGGACGCGCTCGTCGCCGAGAAGGTGTTCTGTGTGAAGCGAGCTGAGCACCCAGAGCATCTCTGGTATCTCCACAAGGACGGCACGCGTGACGACTGTGCGATGGACAACGACTTTCACAGTGGTCCCTGCTGTCAACGCTGCGGATACTCCTTCTGTCTGAGTTGCAAAAACGAAGGTCGCGAAAGAGGCGGGCTGCCCTGCATAGATGACGCCCTGCCATCGTACTCTACCACCTTCGCAGCCGCAGGGAAGGTACTGGAAAAATTCAAGTGGTTCACTCTGACCTCCTTCCCGAGTGGATGCCCCGAGGTCACCCGCTACGACTGCGGTCTGGCGGTGCCGAACGTGTACGGCCACGGGGAGACGATGCCGCTCGCGATCTGCCGTGCAGCTCTGAAGGTGGCAGGTCTATGAAGACCTCCAAGCTGAAGATCACGAAGCTCGGCGCGAGCCCGGAGCTGGACTACCTGATCGCCATCAAGATCATGAAATTCCAGCCCCATCAGTGGCACAAGGGCGGCTCATGTCCGAGCGACGCCAAAATCATCAACCCCAACGATGCGTGGAGTGCTCGCGGCGAAGGCGGAACCTATCCCTACATTCTGTCCGGCAGCAACACCATGTTCCGCGTTCCGCACGCGTTCGGATTGACGTGGGCACCGAGCAAACTGATCGAGCAGGCGTGGGAGATCGTCGAACTCTTTCGCACCAAGAAGACATTGAAGTTCCGCGTTCAGGACATGGGCACGTTCTGGCGCGCCGCCCTTCGCGGTGAGCCGACGCCGTTCTACAACGACCGCGAGAAGTATTACGCTACCGGCGAGACTGCGGCCGAGGCCATCTGTCGCTGTGCCATGAAGACGGTGCAGCAGTGAAGACCACCTTCGCTCTCTTCCTGCTTCTCCTCTGCGGCTGCTCGGTGATCCCGCAGGACTTCACCAACGAGCTGAAGCGTCTGAACGACAATCTCGAAGCCTACAAGGCCGACGTTCACCAGTTCGCGGCGACCGCCAAGAAGATCGAGGAGCACATCAAGTGGATCCGTCGGGAGTATCTGGAGAAGAAGGACGAGTGACCTCAGACGAGAAGGTCGGCGTCTTGACCGCGGCGCTGGAAACGATTCGCGAGGCCACGTTCGCCGAGTTCCAACTCGAATCCGACCCGCGGTTCGGGTTCCGCGCGCGTCGCGACGCCTGCCCCCTCTGCCGCCGCGCCAGCACGGCGCAGCACCTCGCGCAGAAGTGGGCTCTGATCCAGTCGGCCGCGGCCGATGCGCTGAGGAGTGTGGGCGAATGATCGATCTTCTCGACCGCACTGTGACGTGGCTGGAAGCCCATCCCGTTATGACCATAGTGGCTCTGCTTGTCTTCATCGCCGTGGTGATGAGCCTTCTTTCGGGCTGTGATAATTAGTATGCGCCGCTTCTCCAGCATCTCCGAGACACGCTTCCGCCGACGCCTTCTCACGGCTCTGCAGGATCGTCGTCTCCGAGCCCAGATCGCGCTGGACATCGCCCGAGGGATCGACGAGTACATCCTCTACGGCGGCCTGACCTTCCCGGAGTTCCAAGCCTTCCACGCGGCCAACCGGGCATGGAAGAATCGCTGGTATACGACCCGCTGATTTCCTGAAACGCGGCATACCCTTGGGCGTCTCAGGTACGTGCCCGTGATGAACGCGCCCGCCCGCCCGGCCCCCGTGACCGAGGCCCAGAAGATGGCCCGGGGCGGTTGCGGTCGGCTCGCCCTGATGCACCTCGGCTTCCTTCCGGATGATCTCGCCCTGAACGACGGCGGCGGGGCTCAGGTGGGTGCCATTGTGGCAGAGATCGAGCGGCAGGGCGGTGTGGTGGATGGTCCCTTCTGCCCGGAGCCGGTGACGGCCCGGGACTTCGCCAAGAAGATGGGCCCCCTCGGGGAGTTCCTCGTGATCACGCCGGGCCATGTGATGGCCCTGTCCGGCGGTCGCCTCCTGAACCAGTCCGGTTGCGGGAATGACCGGGTGGCCGCGGTGTTCTGGCTGAAGGAACGGATTTCCTGAAACGACCGGCCCCCTCGGGCGTCTCATCTGTGGAGGAAAGAGATGATGAAACTGACCGTGACCCTTCCGGACGGTGTCCTCGCGACCCGCTCCACGGAACACGCCTACGAGTTCGTGCTGGCGGCCTTCGGGAAGGTCTGGGACAAGAAGACCTCGGCATGGGCCCCGACCCCCATCTGGCACGAGGTCTCGTGGCACCACTCTCTCCCCGCCGCGGAGAAGGCCCGCGCCCACAAACTCTCGGTCGCCGCGCGCCGGGGCTACGACACGAAGACTTTCCAGATCGTCCCTGTGAATCCCACGGAGGTGAAGGCGTGATCCGCTTCTTCGAGGCCAACTGGATCCCGGTGCTGTGCCTTCTGGCGTTCGCCGTGGTCCTGCTCTACACGGAATTCCGTCCACACAAGAATTGACGAACCGTCAGTTACATTTCATTTCGCGCCCGATTTCCCAAGAGACCATGCGTTCCTGAAAGTATGACCCGTGCCGACCGTACGCTCTGGATAGAGGCCGTGAAGGTGGTCGCCACGCGCGCGCGTACGCCCAAGCGCGCGAGATTCTTCTGGGACTGGCGCGCCGCGATTCGCTTCCGCCGTAAGCCTATGCCGGATCGATATCTCGCTTCGTTCTGTTGCGGCGGTTTCGGCTGTGTGCATAGGGGTCAAATGTGAAGCATCTCAAATCGTTCGGCGTGACCGTCTACAACGCCGCCATCTTCGCGACGACGTGGTTCTTTGTGGCGAAGTTCTGGATGTGGGTTCTCTCATAATCTCGGAGGCATCATGGAAGAGTTCGGAAAGTTCATGGTCTTCGTTCTGGCGTTCGCAGCCATCGTCACTATGTTCGTGCAGGCTTGCGGCCGGGCCGAGTACCGCCGGTACCTGCACGCGAAGGGCCTGACGGATGATTTCCTGAAGTGGCAGACAGACGACGCAATGGATCCGAGGGTCTGATGGCCGACTTCTGCCAGACCTGTGATCCCCTGCTGGGCGGCCTCGCCCACATCGCCCCTCCCCACGGCGTGGCGTGGGTGGTATGCGAGTGCTGCGGCCCCACGTACGTGAACTATGCAGGCGACTGTGTCTGGCGTGGCTGCGTCTGCTCGCACGACTTCTGCATCCACTCCGGCCCCATGAACGGCCACCACGACCGGCAACTGATCATCTCCTCCCACTTCACGATCCTCCCCCGGCGGCTGGCCGACGGCGGGTGGTCGTGGTGGAGCTGGACCGTCAAGGTCTGGACGCCCTCCCGCACCCGCTACTACAGCGACGCCATCCATACCTAAAATCGCTTTTTCTGTTACGCCCGCCGGGGTGGGGCGTCTCAGATACGTGATGATTGCGTGTGGAAAGGAGACCTGCGTGAAGAAGGTGTGGGTTCTGGTGCTGTCCGGTCCGGCGGGAAAGAGCGAGTTCTACGCCGACCCGAACAAGAAGACGGTCGCGAAGATGTGGAAGAAGCTCGCCCCCAGCGCCAAGAAGGTGACGGCGGAGATCGTGAAGAAGGTTGCGTGAAGGAGATGAAAGCCATGAAATGCGCTCCAGTCCTTGAGGGTGACGCCCTCGACACTCTGCTGGAGGCCGTCCACTGCGCCGTGATCGACGGCAAGGGCGGCGTGTCCGCGAAGAAACTGAAGAAGTTCCTCTACCGCGCGTCGTTCGCGACGGTTCTTGATCTGGAGAAGGTCGCGAAGAGCATGCAGTTCTACTCCCTGTCCGTCGCGCTGGGCGCGCTGGCCAAGGAGCTGGTGGATCAGGCGGCCTTTGAGATGAAGGTGGTGACCCAGTGAACGCTTGGAAGAAGATCCACGCCGCGATGGTAGCCAACGAGCGCACGATGTTCTCGGCGGTGCGCGCCGCGAACAAGCAGGGCAAGCGCTTCAGCACCTGCAACGGCCTCTGGGGCAACTGGGCGAGCAAGGCCATCGACCGACTCGTGGAGAAGGGCCGGATCAAGTATCTCCCGTTCGTCTCGCGCCAGAACGCCCGCTCGACAAACGGCGGGTACATCGTGTCCGGAATGAAACTTCGGTAAGGAGGACGGCGTGGTGGATTTCAAAGCGAAGATGCAGGCAGAGCAGGACGAGAGACTCGCAAAGGCGAATCTGGTGGTCAAGGACTACCTCGCCGAGGTCGTGCGATTCACCTCGGAGATCGGGCTGAAGATCTTCGTTCGCGAGCAGAGCAGTGCTCGCACGGTCTACATCAAGGACGAGATCGGGAATCCCGGTTACGACGAGTATTACATCATCATCGAACCGGATTGGGCTGGATATGCCCATTACGGCCCAACCGGCGAGGTCAAGGTCAAGACGACCGAACCCAAGCCCGGCCGTGCGTATCGTCGGAAGACCGTGTCCCGCGATGCGATGAAGAACGGCGAGCTGAACACGGTCGAACTCTTCAAGTGGCTCAAGCGCCTCGTCGAGCTCCGCGACCATCGCGTGAAGTACCTCGCCGAGCGCAAGGTGGCAGCCAAGGCCGAGGCCGAGCTGCAGAAGGAATCCGAACGCATCCAGCAGGAACAGATCGGAGAAGTTCCCGCGGGCATGCGCGTCCTTCGTCAGGCATCTGGCGAGCACGCGGGCATGTACGTCGTCGAGTTTAACGTCGACGGCAACCGCTGGCTCAAGCCCGAGCAGGTCCGGGACATCATCAAGATCCTGAAGAGCTAACGATTTCTCAGGAACGAGAGCGTTCCTAATTATTCCACCTCCTTCTCTCCTCTGCCCGGACCCCGCGCCGCCGAAAGGTTACGCGGGGTTTTTTATTTCCCATGCGCGTGCGCGTTCCTGTAGGTGTAGGAGAAAATCATTATGAGCCAGTGGTTGATCGCAGGCAAGACCAAGTTCGGTGTCTATGAGGCCATGGACATCATGAAGGCCGAGCCCGCCGAGTGCGATGACGAGGGCCGGGACCGCTGGATCGAGTTCCTCAAGAAGGAAGGGCGCTGGAACGACGAAGTCTGCGGCGCGCGGCCCATCGCCTCGGTCAACGTCGACGGCGGCGGCATGATGATGATCGGCGAGCCCGATGTCGCGTGGGAAGCCAACGGCTGCAAGTTCGAGACGCCCATGCGGCAGGTCCGCGATCTGCTGGAGCTGTTCAAGCGCCGCATCTTGAAGCCAGTCGAGGCGTTCCCGAGCTGCGGCGGCTTCGGCGGCTTCCATCGGAAGTACTTCTTCGCCCTGAAGACCATGCAGGACTCGATCCCGCTCCTCGAAAAGCTGGCCGACGAGTCGGACAAGAAAGTCGAGGAGATCGAGAAGAAGCTGCAGGCCGCGCTGAACGCCTGTCCCAACGCGGTGAGCGTCCGGCCCTGCTCCTGTGCCTCCGGCCGCCAGTACGGCGACTGCTGCGGCAAGGCCGTGGAGTCGGCCGAGCACAAGGAGATGCGCCGGGGCATCAACGCGGGGGAGATTCAGAAGAACTAGGAGAATCCCCTAAGTGATCAGCCTCTGGTGCAGGGATCGAATCCCAGCGGGATCACGGCCGAGGATGAACCCTGATGAGGGGAGAACTCAGATCGCGAGTGAACTCGCCGACAGAGAATAAGCGCCCCCGTATCTGCACGAATTCTAGACTCCCGTGCAGGGGCAAGGGTGACGAACCACCGGCCGATGCCGGGTAACAGGCTGATCACTTAGGGGATTTTTGAATCGCTTTTCCTGTCATACCCTCCTCGTTCGGTCGTCTCTAATACGGCTGATGAAAGGAGAAATGATGGGTGCCTCGCGACTGGTTCCGGTGATCGTGAAGTTCGTCTGCGCGGGAAACGTGGCTATGACGCCTTCCGCGTGGCAGTCGAAGTACTGCGGCAAGCCCAACGACGCGAATCTGGCCAAGCACATCGACCACCTCTCGAAGTCCTTCTTGCCCGGCGGTGTCAACGAGCACTGCGGCCCCACCAAGATCGTGTCCGCCGAGGTCATCCGTCAGTCGACCGGTGAGGTGCTGGCGAAGTGGATGATGCCGATGTTCGAGGTGATCGCGTGAGCGCCCCGACCTGCGGATGTCCGGTCGACGCACCCGAGGCCGACTCGACCCAGTACCCGTGTCCCTGCGGGGATCATTGTCAGATTTGTAAGTGAAGTCAGAGGACACTATGAACAGCCTCGACAAGCAGATCGCCGCAGCCGACCGAGTATGGCGCGCACACGGGCAGCGCCTACTCGCTGTAGGCGCGATCTGGACACCCGTCCTGCAGCATCTCTTCGACATGAAGGAATACCTTGAATCCCAGCGTCGACATGCCCGGAAGTCCAAGCGTTCCTGTAAGAGTTGACTTCTTTCCGCAACCGCCCCCGGGATCGTACCACACACGATTCCGGGGGTTTTTTATTGTTACGCTCCGCGCGCCGGGTCGTCTTACTCTCGTGATGAATGGAGGAAAAATGATCGTGAGCAAGGAAGCCAAGGCCGCCGCGCGCGCCGAGAAGGCGCTGGACAAGCAGATCGAGGCCGAGTACTACAAGCAGGGCTCGGGCGTGATGGTCGACATCATGGACATCGGGAAAATCTTCCGCGACGTCAAGCTGGAGCTCGCCGCGGGGACGCCGTTGCCGACTGCCATTTCGGCAGCTATCGCCAAGTACCGCAAGAACTAGATTCCGTTTCCCGCGTCACTTTCCTGTTACGGCCGATACGGTGGGTCGTCTTACTTCCGTGATGAGAAAGATGATCGCGGCCCTGCGGGAGTGGTTCTCTGCGGGGCAGGTTGACCCGGCGGAGTTGAAGAAGGTGCTCGACGGGTTCTGGATCTAGCGGAAGGGAGACTCGGATGGAGATGAAGATGTCGGAAGGGGAGCTGCTGGTGATGGCGCTGGGCGGAGATCCGGCGGAAGCGTGGGAGCTGTTCGAGCCCGCCCCGGTGGCCCCCGCCCCGGCTCTGGTCTTGGTGGAAGCGTAAGGAGGATCGGATGGCGAAGAAAGAAGAGAAGCTGACCCCGGGCCTCGACAAGGTGAAGGCATCGCTCGACGCGACCTTCGCCCGTATCGAGCCCAAGCTGAAGAGCATCCTGCAGGCGGCCTACCGCAAGGACGCGGATCGAGCCTTCGCGGCTCTGATGGAGTACGCGCCGAAGGCCAAGACGGGAGACCGACTGGGTGAGTACGGTTCCCCGTCGGAAAATTACTACCACTGGACCCAGTACGACAAGGACGCCGCCATGAAGGTGTGGTACGCGTCCTTCAAACGCACCGCCGACGACTCGGTGCCCGCCGCGGCTTACAAGACGATGCCTCCAGATCACATGCAGTCTTTCGCCGACATCGTGGAATGGGCCAAGTACCTCTCGGTCAGCTACCACAACGCTGACAAGCGCGCGAAGGATTCCGTCGAGAACGCGCGGGACTCCTTCGTTCGGAAGAACGTCGCGAAGTTCGGCAACGTCCTCGTCGCCTGCGACATCACCACGGTCGACGGTCGCGTCGAGTGGAAGGGTGGATACTTCGAGGGCTTTCTGAAGATCGGCCTGCCGACCGGCCTGATCACGGCCGAGGTCTCCCTGAAGTACGTGCTGCGCCGGATCCCCCGGACGACGCCCTACTACCAGTATCCCCTGATCTTCCTCTGCGCCAAGATCGGCGAGAAGGAAATGAACCGTCCCTCGGAGGCCGAGCTCCGCGAGGCGCTCGGCAACGGCAAAGCCCCGACTCCCGCGGAGGTCTTCGCCGCCAAGGGCTACTGCCCCGGGTCCGGGAAGGAATCGCACCCGACGTTGAAGGCGTGGGGCCGCGACCGCAAGATTTGCAGCGAGTGCAAGGGCGTGTTCTACGCGAGCCCCACGTCCGGACTCGTGCGTGCCCACCGCGCCTACGTGAAGAAGAGCTAGGAGGATTCAATGAGTCGCTACGACGAGAATTCGCCGCGCGCGCTGATCGCCAAGATCCGCGAGAGCTACAAGCAAAACTGCGTGATCGACATGCGCGGCTTCTGGATGCCCGCCGACGAGAGCGGCAAAGAGCCGGTGCAGCTCACGGACGAGCAGAAGCTCGCCGTCGAGACGCGTCTCAAGGACAACTTCCGGATCTGGTGGCAGACGTGGGTCGGCCCGCGGCTCGATATGATCGAAGACCGCGTCGTCAAGAATCGCAAGCCGATTCCTCCGGCCTAGTCGCGTTCTTAGATGGTATGAACGTCACAAGGTGGTACAAGACCTTCGCAGCAATCGCCGGGTGGAAGAAGCGCCGCCTTCATGATCGTGCCGAGTACGTCGGCACCGACTTCCGCTGCTTCGTGGTGAATCACGACGCGCTGGTGAGCTGGTCGCGCAAGTTCAAGTTCGATTTCTACATCAGCGACGACAAGGTGTCCATCCACGAGCCCGGACTCATCATCCACGCGGGCTGGATCGTCGCCGTGATCCGCTGGCCGTTCGGCCGTCGCATCAGGTAGGCTTGGCCGCGTAGCGTTCCAGCGCCCCGAGGCTGCGCTTGGCGCGCTTCAGTCGCGTGGTGAGAGCCTTGATCTTCCGCTCCAGTCCCTTGATCTGCCGCTGGCGCTTCTCGATCTTCTTCGCCCGGATGTCAGCGATCAGCGGAGGAGGGATCGGCGGGAGCTCGGCTTTCTTCAGAGCGCCATTCATCCAGCCGTTCTTGATTGCCCATGCCCGCAGCTTCCGCTCGATCCGCGCGTGCACTTTCGAGTGGGGCCGCCCTCCGATCTTCTCGGTGTAGTACCAGTGCGAGAAGAGGTGGATCAGATCACCCCATCCCTTCTCGACGTTGACACGGAACTCGCTTCCGCGCAGCCACGTATAGCGGTTGCCGGAAGTCTCCGTGATCCGGTAGGGGAATTTGTGGCCGCTGAGATGTCGGTACATCTTCCGGACTGCTCGGGTGGCCTCGTCGAGGGTCAGTGGAGTGACCGGGTCGACCGGCTTGATCAGGTTCACTTTCTCGTACGCCTGCGCGATGTTCACGCCGTCCTCCTAGAATTTCAACTGGCCGTTGATCTTGTCCCGTAGATTCCTCGCAGCCACGAGCCGCCCGCGGGAATCGACGTCGTTGTTATCGCTCGCGATATCGATGATGCTTCCGCAAACGGTCTCAGCCAACCACTTCGCATCGCGGTCATTCAACTCCAGCCACGACCGTGTCTCCTCCGCGCGCGCGAGGCGCGCGTACAGGTGCGTCGCATACCCCAGCGCGCAGGTCTTGTACTGCTCGACGCCCTCGTCTTCGATCCATGCTTCGAGGTCGTTCCACACCGCGCGTTCCTGAGCCCGCGTGACTTTCACCCGCACCGTCATATCTCTCCTTCTAGCTCTGGGCCAGAACCGCCAGTCCGAACACGATGGCCTTGTCGAACGCGTCGTCGTCCAGTTTCTCCAGTTTCTCCCACGACTCCGCACTCACGAGGTACCCGTACTTCGGGATCACGCCCGAGGTTTTCGCGAAAATCTTGAAGCCCTTCTTGGTTTGCTGGGCTTTGAAATTCGCCGTCTCTTTCACCGCAACGCCCATGCCGATCTCCTTTCCACACGTACCGATCACGTAATATAGACGACCCACCCCGCCGATCATGACACGAAATCGCGATTATCATTTTCTTTGTTATACCCGCCCGGGTGCGGCGTCTTACTGTCGTGATGAGCGAAGGAGGTCGAGTGAGTGTGAAGCGCGGGCCCGGGAAGAAGAGCTACTGGCTGACCTGCTGGGCGATGAAGGCAAGCGCGGCTGGCATGCCCATGGAAGAGATCAAAGTGAAGATGGCGGAGATGAAGAAGAAGTCCATCGCCGAGATCATGGCGTGGACGAAGGAGAACTCATGAAAGCGAAACTGAAGCGCCTCCCGGTGTACCGCTCGGCCCTCGGCGATTCCTCGAACGACGGGATCTCCGGGAAGGAATCCCACGTCTATCTGATCGAGCTCGACGGCTTGATCCCGCCCCAGATCCCGCTAGAGGCCGTCTTCCGCGCCGAACAGCGCGGTCCGAAGTACTTCGCCCTGATTCCCTTCGTGTCGCCCGTCAAGATGTGCGGCCCGATGTTCGGCGGGAACCTCGCCATGGACGAGGATTCCGGCCGGATCTACAAGATCCACGACCGCTTCGAGACGCCGGAGCTGAATGCACTGTTGAGTTCTTGACGCTTTTTCCTGTCACGGGCGTCGGGGTCGGGCGTCTCAGATACGTGGCGATGATGATCGGAAACTGCGGAAAGGAGATCGGTATGAGCGAGCTGAATCTGGTGGCCCTGTTCGGGAAGGCCCACGCGGCGGGGAACGCGGCGGCTGCGGCCTTGATCCCGGTTCCCATGATCGTCGCGGAGCACGCGAGTCCGCTGGATGACGCCTCCCCGGTGGTCCAGAGCTGGCAGGTGGAAGGCGGGGTGTGCGGCTTCGCGTGGGTGACGATCTCCCCCGGGACCTCGAAGGCAGCGCGGTTCGCGAAGGAGCACTACGGCGCGCGGAAGGGGTACTACGGCGGAATGGAGCTCCGGGTGTCCCAGTTCGGGCAGAGCATGCAGAAGAAGGAAGCCTACGCCGGAGCGTTCGCCGCGGTCCTGAGCGCCGCGGGGATCACGGCCTACTCCGGTTCTCGGATGGACTAAGCGCATTTCTTCCGAGATCACGCGTTCTTGTCTGGTGTGAAATGTACGCAATGTCCCCGTATCGCGCAATACGATAGGCGACGTTGTCCTAAGTGTTTGGCAACTTCGCGCGCTTGTGCTAGGGCATATTATGCCGCCAACCCCGAACGTGCTCGTGCTGCGGTTCGAGCCTATCAGGCAACTCACAAGGCGGCGCTGAGACTCTACAACCGAAAGTGGCGCACCAAGAAATGTCGGGAGTACAATTCTTGGGCGTGCATGATTCAGCGTTGCACAAATTCCAAACACCATGCCTTTCACAACTACGGTGGCCGCGGCATTAAGGTCTGCGCGCGCTGGCGTAATTCCTTTGAGCACTTTCTCGCCGACATGGGTCCGCGGCCAAGTCCGAAGCATTCCATCGACCGCTTCCCCAACAACGACGGCGACTACGAGCCCGGCAACTGTCGCTGGGCTACGGCGAGAGAGCAGGCGCGTAATCAACGAGGGCGTGTATGACCATAAAATTTATCGACGTCGACCAGAAAGCCATCGCGGATCGGGACCCGAACCCCATCAACATCCGCATCCGGACGCCGATGCCATCTCCCCTCGGAGAGTTCGCGTGCCTGCGCGCGCGCGAGGTATTTATCTCCGGCCCCAGTGAGATCCGCTACTGCCCGGTTCATCCCCAGCCGTTCGGTGCGCGCGTCTGGGTTCAGACCGATTCACCGATCATGTACAAGTCCAGCGAATTATTGGACTGGCAGCGAATCCCGTGAACTCCACGCTGGCCGCCCCGACCCTCGATCTCAAGGTTGAGCCGATCCTGCGACCCGACGGCAAGGCCCGGGCCTACGCCATCAACGGGCGCATGCACACGCTGATCGACCGGGACAACCAGCGCTATCTCTACCGCCTCGGGCGTTTCATCGTCAAGGTCGGCGTGCAGAGCAAGATGGAGGCCGCTCGCGCAGCCGGGTCGTGCGCCGGGTCGCCCTACTTCTGGCCGCTCGTCGGCTCGGGCAAGGTGAACGGCCTCAAGTACGACGACGTCTGGTGGACCGCGCAGGAGATCCTGCCGTTGAAGCGCGCGATCTACACCTACGACCGGGACGAGTGGTGCGCGGCCTACCATGTGATCCTCGGGGTGGCCGCCGATCACCACATCTACGATATCGAGCTGGACGAATTCCCGGACGGCCTGATGAGGCCGCACAACTGGACCATTTTCCGGGACACCCCGGTCATCTACGACTACGGCATGTAAGGAGGACAACATGGGACAGCAGAAGAAAGACGCGCCCGTTCAGAAAACCCCCAAGAAGGGCAAGAGTGTGCACACGGTGCACTCCTCGGTGAAGTACGCCATCCGGCACGGCTACACGCCGGGATCGAGCCCGCGTCGCACGGGCAAGCGCTGGAATTCCGGCCGTCGCGAGCGCATGCTCAACGCCCCGACGAAATCGGCGGGCCTGCCGAAGGTGCACTGACCGCCGCTTTTTCTGTTACGCCGCGCCTCCATGGTCGTCTCTATTACGTGATGAATGGAGGAAGCATGGACGCCAAGGCAGCCGGTCCGATCAAGCAGGTCTGGGAAGGCGCGGTCGGGACGGCCAAGCGCTGTCGCGCGGTTCTAAAAGCCAAGTTCCCCGGCACCAAGTTCTCGGTCCGCTCCAAGACGTACTCCGGCGGATCCTCGGTTTACATCGACTGGACCGATGGTCCCCTGACGGAAGCTGTCGACAAGCTCGTGAAACCCTTCGAGGGCGCGTCCTTCGACGGCATGGTCGACCTGATGAGCTACGTCGACGTGGTCGTGGTGGATGAGTCCGGCGAGCTGGTTCAGATCCACGGCGCGAACTACATCCTGACCCAGCGTTCCCGCTCGGCTGAGCGCGAGAAGCTGATCGAGGCGGAGCTCCGGCAGTACTGGTGCGAGAAGGAAGCAGAGGAAGCGATCAAGTTCCACGACTGCCGCCTGTACGCGGAGTCGGAAGCTCGGATGATGAAGGAGGGCAAGCTGTGATGGATCAAGCGAAGATGGTCGGCGTGCTGGTGCTGGCTCGGGTCGCCGCGGAGGACTCCGTGCGTCCGTTCTCGGACGGCGGGACCTGCAATATGGATTCCTGCGTGATCGTCGCCCCGCCGGAGGTGAACATGGCGCTGGCGTGCGCCGCGGCCGGGCTGGGCTCCTACTACCGCGGAGGCAGCAAGAAGCGCGACATGTGGGCCGGGAAGTGGTTTCTGCACGCGCCCAAGGGCGGGCAGGGCGACGCCCGCACGAAGCAGGCCGAGGCGATGGACAAGGTCATGAAGGAGTACGGCATCGAGTCGACGGTGTACTACCAGATGGATTGATGGTCCAAGAGGGTGCATGTTGAAAGCGTCTCGTCCCAGTTCTCCCTTCGACGACCCCTTCCGTAAGGGCAACGCGAACTCCGGCAACCATGGCCATTCCGGTCGCCCGGGCCAAGTCGGAGGCAGCGCCCCCGGCGGCGGGCAGAACGCGGCGGTCAATCCCGTGATCCGGGCCCAGACCGAGCACGTCATGGCGCAGGCCCGGGCGATGGACAACAAGATCACGCCTCTGATCGCCATGACCGTCGACACGAGCGGTGGCCAGATGATCGGTCTCGAACATCGCATCAAGACCTCGGCCGACCGCATCTCCCAGAAGATCGCCGAGAAGATGGCCACCGAGAATCTCACGCCTGAGCAGGCGCGTAACAACATCTACGACTCCCTCCGCTTCACGGCATCGTTCAGTCCGGACCAGTACACCGCCGGAGTGGAGAAGCTGTTGTCCAACCTCAAGGCGCAGGGTATCGAAGCAGCCCCGGGCAAGGACAAGAATTATTGGCCCCCGCCGCCCGGTGTCTACCACGGCCTCAACTACGTGATGACCGACAAGAGCGGCTTCAAGTTCGAGCTCCAGTTCCACACGCCCGAGAGCTTTGCCATCAAGCAGCAGAACCACACCGTCTACGAAGCATTCCGGAACGCGGGAGGCAGCAAGGAGCAGCGCCTCCAGCTCTGGAACGAGATGAACCAGCGCTGGGCTGGCGTGACCGTGCCGCCGGGCGTCAAGCGGCTCGGCCGGTCGGTGAATCAGGAACAGGCATGAGGAGGATGGTATGACGAAGATCCGCTACTTCGAGTTGCAGCCCGCCACGGAACCCAAGCCGACCGGGATCCTGCGCCTCACGATCACGGACACCCAGCTCACGCTGGAGCACTACGATCCCAAGTCGGCCACATGGATCGATGACCCCAAGGCCCTCGACTTCCTCAACGGCGACGACGCCGACGCCGAGGAGATCCCGTCGGGCGAGGCCCTCAAGTTGATCTTGCAGCTCACCGTCTGATTTGTAGCATCTGGCGGCGTTCCTACAAGTATGAGGATGCTGCTGGCCCTCCTATTCCTGATCCCGCAGGACTGCGAACAAGAGCACCCCAACCGCGACGGCCTGAGTACGGACGATCTCGTCGAGGCCCTCGAAGCGGCCGATATAGACGCGGCCAACTGGCGGGCGTCGTACCATCGCATTGACTTAGAGAACGACGAGATCATAGCGCGCATGTCGCTCGTCTCCGCCGAGTGGGAGTTCATGGTCAATGAGTGCGAGCGCGCGGGACAGGCCCACGTCCTGAACACTCTTGAGCGCGTGCTGGTGCAGCGCTTTATCGAACCTCTCGATCTCTGGATGTCGAATCCCCATGTGACGGGCCATCCCTTCCCTCGCTTCGTCGACGGCGAGTGCTGGTACGCCATCGTGATCCAGCCTCTGGACGCACTGAAGAGCGATCCGGTCTGGCTGAAGTTCCCGCTGGAGACGAAGAAATACGGCAGCGCCCTCGGTTATGGAGACGATAAGAACGAGAGCATCCTCCAGCTCCACTACAAGCGCACGATGCGCAAGAGCATCTTGGATTCGCTGGAGCACCATCTCGTGCTGCTATTGGACCAGCCCGAGTGCGTCACCACACTCATCACCGGAACGCCGCACCTCTACCGCCTGACCTTCCGGGAGAGCAACATAGAGCATCTCCGCAAGGAAGATCGGATCTATTGATGGGCGCGCACATCCTTGGCGATTTCCGCACGCAGCCGCACTGCGAATTGCCCGAGTCCTACTTCACCGGCCGAGACTGCTGGGTCGACTGTCGCGCGCCCGACATGTTGCACATCTCCCGGGACTGCAACATCGGCTGGGAGGCCCGGCTGGTCTGTCAGTCCCACAACCCGATGCCCGGCAAGTTCGGCGACGTGACCGCGCGCTCGATTATCATTCGGCCCAAGGCGTTTATCGCCGGGTTCGCGACGCTCTACAACTGCGAGATCGGCGAGGGGTCTGTCGTGGCGCTCGGGGCCGTGGTGAGAAGTCGGATCGTGCCGCCGTGGGTGATCGTCGAGGGGAATCCGGCGCGCATCGTGAGCAGCTTCGACCATGTGCTCGGGAAGTGGGTCGAGGTGCCGGGGGAATCAGGACTTGGGGAGAACCTTCCAATGCGTCATCGGCGGTAGGACCTCGCCATCGGGCACGACGATCCCGTAGCCCGCGACCGGCACGGGCACCGAGTAGTCGGGCACGATCACCCGGCCGTACTGCTGGAGCACCGCGGGCGGGACCTTGTGGCATCCGGCCTGCCCGCAATCCAAGTCGACGTTGTTGACGTAGAGGATCCCTTCCGGGAAACGATTGTGGACGATAGCCAGCTCTTCGCCGAGCGGTCTCTCCGATCCCCACGTCGTGTCGAAGTAAAACACCGACGGCCGGGGCGCGTCGACCTCGCGCAGGTATTCAACGGAGCTGGCGACCTTGAGCTGCAGCCACGGGTACCGGCCCCGCGCGATCTCCAGCGTCTCGGCGTTGATGTCGCATCCCATCCCGATCTTGCCGGGCACGAGCTCCGAGAAGTACCCGACGGTCTCGCCCTCGTGCACGCCGACCTCGACCCAACCCTTGATCTGGAACCGGCCGATCATCCAACCCGTGATGCACATGCGCTGGAAATTGTCTTGATGAGTGGTCACGTAATCTTGGACCAGTCCAAGAGAATATCAAGGGAATAATTATGATCGACAAAGGACTGCTGTGGGACGACACCAAGATGATGGGATTCTATCCCGTGATCGATCCCGTGTACGGCCCGGACTATTGGGCCAAGTACGAGGGCTACGGCAAGACGCCCATGGGCAAGGCCATCACCGCGTGCCGGGCGTGGTTCGTGGGCCAGTGCCTGAAGCCGGACGAGCAGCTCCTTGACGTCGGCATCGGATCGGGCGACTTCGTTCGGTCCCGTCCTAACACGTTCGGGCAGGACGTGAACCCTGTCGCGCTGGCGTGGTTGCAGGGCCTCGACCTGCTCGGCAACTACGACGAGATCCCCAACTACAGTTTTTGGGACACGCTCGAACACATCTTGGACGCGAAGGGCGTCGTCGCCAAGATCAAGAATTACTGCTTCGTCTCGCTCCCGATCTTCCGCGACCGCGAGCATGTCCTGAAGAGCAAGCACTTCCGGCCCGACGAGCATTACTGGTATTGGACTGAAGTGGGTCTGATCAACTGGTTCGATGAGCAGGGCTTCGCTCTGCGCAGGATGACTTCGATTGAGTCAGTGCTCGGCCGCGAAGACATCATGAGCTACGCCTTCCAGCGCTACGGCGTTCGGTCGTGAACGCAGCCGTCCTTGTCCCTAGCTACGACAAGTACGCGGACGTCTGGCCCATCGCCGAGACGTGCTTCTCCCGCTTCTGGCCCGACCGCTCCATCCCCATGTACTGGATGACGAATGGGCTTCCGGTCCCGCGCATGGCCACGGGCGTGTGCGTGCCCGCGCGCGCGAGGCAAGAGTGGGGTGAGGGCATTGCTCAGGCGCTGGACTCCGTGCCCGAGGATCTGGTGCTCTTCTGGATCGAGGAGGTCTTGCTTCTCAGTCCCGTCCCCAATCAGCGGATCATGGAAGCCATTCGTCTGATGAACGAGGATCCCACCATTCAGGTCGTCAACGTCAACCGGTACTACTACGCCGCCGCTGCGGGCGATGGCTTCATTGACGCGCCCGACAAGATGTTCGACGTGATGGCGATGCCCGCGATCTACCGGAAGTCCGTGCTGAAGAGGCTGGTGTTAGAGAACCCGGACCCGCCGGAGTTCGAGCGCCGCTCGGCGATCAGCTTCCACAAGCTCTACCCCGACGGCCGAGTCCTGATCCCGGGCTCGAAGATGTTTCGCTTCTGCGACAACCTCATGATCATCGGCCGCTGGCGGAAGTGTGCGCTGAATCACTTGCAGGAGTTGCAGATCCCGGTCGACGCGTCCATCCGCGGCGTCGCCGATGACGACTGTCGCTTCATGAACGGGACGGATCAATAATTGGTCGCAGGTGGAGGAGTCGAACCTCTGCCCACCGCCGGAGACTTGGCCTTGGGACACGGGAGCTACCCGTCCTCCGGATCACCCGCGATTTGTTGTGCACCGTATAGCTCTTCCGTCTATGCCCAGTAAAATTTACGACACTTGGGGTGCATCCGCACAAGGCCACATTTGCTGGCGACCCACTTCCATCCCTCCCGGAGTCTGTTTCGACACAGCCAGCAGAGCGGCAGCCTTCGTTTTCTTTTAGACTTCTTCATAGCGTTCAATCGTGTGTCTGCTTACAAGCAGGGCACGGGTAACCGGGAACGTAGGCCGCCGCCTCGCACTTCGGGGTTGGACGAATCCGCTTTTCTGTTGCCGTCAGAATATCTTCCATGCTGTTCGCGGCCTGCCGGATCGTGAACCAGTGGCGTTTTAGTTCGTCAATCTGCAGGTTTGCTGTGCGCAATTCGAGGGTTCGCGTATTGGCGAGATCCCACCCCTCCTTCGCGTGCTTCTTCATCAACTCCAATTCGGCCTTGTTGCAGTAGCTTTCCGGGTGTGGCTCATGCGGTAGAGACTTGCTCCCGCAAATCTTGCACGTTCTAAAGTCGCTCATGCTTCGATCTCGTAGCGGTCGTGCCGCACCCAGCCCTTCTTGGTCCAGAACCCCCAGCTCCGGCGGATCGCGCCGCAGAAGACTAGAGTCACGATGGGGCGGCTGCTGACCCAAGTGATGGCGTGCCTGTCTTCGGCGCGCTTCCAGTTCACCCACCGGACGTGCCGCGGCTCACGGTCGGCATCACAGTCGTCGCACCGGCACGGGCCGCAGCAGGGTTCGGTCGGCACGTCCTCGACGTAGCTGCCCCAGAGCACGAGGGACAGGAACGACCACGGATGGTCGTGCAGGTCCCGCTGCTGGTCCGGGCGGTAGATCAGGTGCAGCTTGATGGAGAACCACGGGGTGAGGAGAATGTTCAGGCGGCGCATGTACACGCTGCGCCCGTCGCCGATGATCTTCCAGTACCACCAGCCCCACTTGCGAGCGGCCTTGGGGTCGGTCAGCTCGTCGCCTTCCAGCTTCTCCATGTCTACAAGAACGCGCGCATTTTCCTGTAATGCGCATGGGCGTGGGTCGTCTTATAGGCGTGATGAAAGGAGCCGACATGACCTGCGAAAACTGTGGGAAGCGCACGATCACCGCGACGTTCGTCTACTGTTGCGCCCGCGCGACTTTCCTGCCCATCGCCTGCTCGGCCAAGTGCCAGAAGGCCCTCGGCGGTGTCGACCCGACCAAGGTCGCCGACTGCGGTGAACACTGTGCCTGCGGGGACTGCGTCGACTGTGATCTGGCGGCCCGCGACAAGGCCGCGCTCAAGAGCTAGGAGACTGCGATGAAACAGTGGGATCTCCACCGGACCGAGCTACTTCAAGATCGCGAGTGGTCGAAGCTGAAGCGCTTCCTCGACGACGAGTCGGATCTCGCCGAGTTGAATGGCAACCGCACTGCCATCCAGAACCGCGTGATCTGTTACGTAGCGGTCTGGGCCGGGCTCCGGCGCGCCGAGATCGCGAGCCTCGACCTCGACGACTTGTACCTGACGAACGACTCTCCCTTCCTCGTCGTGAAGGACGGCAAGGGCGGCAAGCGCCGGGAGGTCATGATCTCCCCGATCCTCCGGGCCATCCTTAAGAAGTTCATTCGCGGCATGGAACCGGGCCCCGTCTTCCGGCCCCAGCGCGGCGAGCGGTACACGGGCAACGGCCTCTGGCGCGTGTGGGCGGTCGCCTGCGCGGGCGCGGGGATCCTGCCTCGGTCGATCCACAAGGCCCGTCACTTCTACGGTCAGAAGCAGTACGAGGCGACCAACGATCTCCGCTTCGTCCAGAAGCAACTCGGCCACTCCCGGATCGTGACCACTCAGGTCTACGTCGAGATTTCCAATACGAAGGCGGTGGAGAATCTGGCGGGCCTCGACAAGGTGCTGCGGGCTTAGGCTATTGCGGCCTGTGGGGTGCGGTTACCTTTTATCTTATTACATTTAGCGCAGAGAACCTGCAACTTCCCTTCCTTCTCCTCCTGCTCGTAGCGCCTCACGCGGCCGAGCTGGGAGAACGCCCGGAGGTACCAGTCCCGCGGCTTCTTGTGGTCGACTTCGAGCTTGTTCTTCTTCGAGCCCTTGGTGCCGCAGTGGACGCACTTCCGACCGAGGCGATCAATGATCGCTTCCCGGCGGACCTGCGCCCGCAACGCCCGCTGTCGTGTCTCTAGGTTGCCCACTCTCTAAGGAATGCTCGGATCCTGCAGCTTTCAACGCCGCCATGATTTTCGCCATCTCTGTGGCGTCCTTGATCGTGCCCTGCTGGTCTCGCTCGGTGATGAGACGGTCGACGATCTGCCGCGGGCCCGGCCCCGGCAGGTCGACGTAGGCGTTCATGAAGAACTCCAGCGCCGCGGCGATCACCCGGCCCCGTCCCATGCGGGTGGCCGTGCACAGATGGACCAGCACGTCGTCGGCATCTCCCACCATTTGGATTGTTTCGAGTTCGTGCTTCATATTTACAGGAACGCTTGTGTGCGCGCGTTCTTATTGGCATGGAAGCAACGCCCAAAGAAATCGCGCTGAAGACCATCGCCCGGATGCGGCCCGAAGTCGCCCGCCGGTCGCTGCTGGTGGGCCGCTGGTACAACGGCGGCTTCTACGTCGCGCCCGACTTCTCGTGCTGCTGCCCCTTCGGTGCTGGCGTGATCACCAATCCCCGCCACGCAACAGCCGAGTCCTACTGCGCGGTCGACGAGGAGGTCAGCCGCGCGTTCCGGATGGCCGGGTTCTACGACGCCGAGCAGATGCTCCTCTCCAAGTTCGTGGCCGGACTGCCCGAGCTCACGCAGGAGGAGATCCGCGCGGCCATCGCGGAGGCGATGATCCAGTGAAGAAGATCGAGATGTTCTACGTCCAGCGCAGCACGGACGGCCACGTTTTGTACATCCGCAAGGCTCCCAACAAGCGGTGGGAGGCGAAGATCGACCAGATCCACGGGTCGGCGTACCTGTTCGAAGACATCGCGCCGGGCACAGGGGGCTGGTATTTTTTCGAGCCCGTCGTTTCTCCGACACAGATCAAGAACATCGACGTCACAGAAGTATCGCTCGTGGCGAAAGCGCCACACGGAAAAAGATTTCTATTGAAAGGAGATAGGTCATGAAAAGAGGTTTCACGCTCTTTGAAGGCATGGTTGTCTTCGCCGCCGTCGCGATCCTCGCACTCCTCTTCCTGCCGTTCGTCCTGTGCCTCTTCCCGTCCGGCTGCGATCCGTCGTATTCCGACGGCGACCGGGTCGGAGTGGTGACGAAGCTGAGCCACAGGGGCCTCAGCATGAAGAGCTGGGAAGGCCAGCTCAACGTGGGGAGCACGAGTACCGACGGGAACGGTGTCGCCGTTCCCACCACATGGGCGTTCAGCGTCGAAGACGAGGCCGTCGTGCAGCGGCTCAAGGAGGTCGCCCAGACCGGCCAGCGAGCAACGCTCCACTACCACCAGTATCTGGTCAAACCGTGGCGATTCGACACGGAATACGTGATCGACAGCGTGGACGTCGAGAAACCGGACGGCACGAACAAGAGCCTCCGACACTGAAGTACGAGTCAACCGAAGCCCGGGGATGCAAAGTCCCCGGGCTTTTTCTTTGCCCCGCACCCATACCGCAGGTGCGGTCCAAGATGGTATGCTCCGCGCCATCGGTCGGAAGGTCGCCATCATCGCGGCGACCATCGTGCTCACCGCCTTCATCTTCGCGTTCGCGACGGAGTTCTTCCGGGCCGTCTCGCGCACCAAGCAGGATCTGCAGGTGCCCTGATGAAGATCACCCCGCAGATCCTCGCCAACGACGACCGCATGACGGCCGACGAGGTGGACAAGATCACCGCGGCCTACGCCGGGAAGACCCCCGCCCAGATCGTGGCCAAGGATGAGAAGATCCTCCTCCACTACCTCAAGAATCCGCCCCAGCGCGAGATCGAGCTCTACACCTTCCTGACCGCGCTGACGCATGAGCCGATGCCGTGGCAGTCGATCTGTGAAGACCACTGCACGCCTTGGGATTTCATCTGGTACAGCTACCGGGTCGACCTGCCGCAGTTCCGGGAGAAGACGTCCCGCCATCTCATCTACGTCGGCCCCCGCGGGGGCTACAAGACCCTGTCCGTGGCGAAGCTGATCGCCGCCGAGCTCCTGCTCAAGCGCGGCTGTTGGACCGTCGGGATGGGTGCCATCGAAGCGCACGCCAAGCGCACGTACCAGTACGTTCAGCGCTACCTGTCCCACCCAGTGCTGCTGAGCCTCAAGGCCGCCGAGCTGATGACGATGGCCGAGACCAAGATGTGGAACGGCTCGGTCTACAATCAGGTCTGCGCGACGTGGGCGGGCGTGAACTCCCAGCACCCGCACAAGATGCGCACCGAGGAGAACGACCTCATCTCCGACCCCTTCATTCTAGAAGAGGCGAAGATGATGCCGAGCTCGCACGGCAAGCTGCGGGCGCACATGTCCTACGTCTCCTCGCGCAAGTTCGAGGACGGGATCATGGACCAGCTCGTCGCCAACGCCGATGCCAAGGGCTACGACTACATGATCTCGTGCTACAAGGACTCGGCCGAGCAGTGCACCGAGGCTCGGCACGGTGAACGCGCCGTTGCGCCGCTGGAGGTCGAGGATCTGGAAGACCCCACCAAGACGGTCATTCTCCCGCCCGACAAGATTTTCAAAAACTGTGTAACCTGCCCGATCCTGCCGTCGTGTCAGGGCGACCTCGCGCGCGCGCACGGGGCCGTCGCCATCGACGACGTCATCTCCGACTGGCGCGTCCTCGACCGCGACGTCTGGATGTGGCAGAAGGAATGCAAGCGCACCCGGTCCTCCGCGACGTTCTTCCAGTTCTGGAACGAGCATGTGCAGGAGGGCGATTTCAACTTCCGGCCGGAGTGGGGCCCCGTCGATCTCTCCTTCGACTTCACCGGAGGCGGCGAGGATCCGACCGTCATGGGCGTCTGGCAGACCGACCCCGTGAACGACAACGATTTCATGATCGGCGAGAAGGTCTGGGACGGCGCGAAGCTGGCCGACTTCGTCTTCGCCGACGCCATCGAATATCTGCAGAAGCTGGGCGTGCAGTCCATCCGCAACATGATGGGCGACTCGGCCGCCCAGACGTGGATCAACGAGCTCAACAGCAAGATCAACCCGGCGACCGGCAAGGAGTTCTTCCACATCAAGCCGGTCAAGAAGATCGAGCGGGTCGAGGGCTGGAAGCTGATGCGCCAGCGGGTCCGGGACAATTCCGGCTGGCACCACATCTTCGCGAACAAGAAGGAGTGCCCGCTCTTCTGTGCTGAGGTCCGGCGGGCGAAGAAGCACAAGACCATCAAGGACGACATCCCCAAGAGCTGCTCCGACCACTCCCTCGACCAGTGCCGGTACCGGCTGGTGGAGCTACGGTACAGCGGTCTCCGGCAGCCCAACATCCGATTCGTGGGGGAGGGGCACACCTACCGAAGTGACCCCGCAGCCATCGCCGACCAGCGGTCCAAGGATTCAGCGAGCGGTGCAGGTCTGACCCGCATGCTCCACCTTGACCCTGATCTGGACGACGAGTAATGCGCGCCATCGACTTCATCACCAACAGCGCCCGCCAGTACCTCGGAGCTCCGGAATCGATCCGTAAGGCCGCCCCACTCCCGCCGCCCGCCCCCGTGCGCGACACCCGCGAAGTCGAGCTGGAGAAGGCCCGGGAAGCACTGCGCTCGACGCAGGCGCAGATGGAGCGTCTGATCAAGGTCCAGCAGGGCCGCATCACCGACCCCAACGAGATTGAGCGGCACGAGCCGATGGAGGCTCCGCTCATCTCCGAGCGGTTCAGCTACGTCGACCTCCGCAACTTCCTCAAGCTCTACGGCAACCACGTCTGGACGTATCGCTGCTCCAGCGTGATCGCGGCGTCCTGCGCCTCGGTGAAGTTCGTCTGGAAAGAGAACGGCGACCCGGTCAAGCCCAACAAGCTGTCCGGATTCTACATCAAGCCGAACTCGTACATGACGTGGCACGACCTGATCGAGGTCGCGTTCATCCACATGGAGCTGGCGGGCAACGCCTTCTGGGAAGTTCAGCGCGACTCCAAGGGTAAGATCGTCGCCATCTATCCCCTCCGCCCCGACCGCGTCCGCATCATCCCGGACGCCAAGAAGCGCATCAAGCGGTACGAATACTGGGTCCCGGGCGCGGCCGACTACATCAAGTACGAGCCGCAGGAGATCCTGCATCTGAAGTACGCCGACTCCATGTCGGAATACTATGGCATCCCTCCCTGCGCCGCCGCGCAGAACGACATCATCCAAGACCTGTACATGACGGCGTGGAACAAGAAGTTCTTCATCGAAGGAGCCACGCCCGGCGGCGTCCTGAAGACCCCGAACACGCTGACCGAGATCGCCTACAACCGCCTCATGAAGGTGTTCGCGCGGAAGCACCGCGGGAACCCGGCGGAGATCGCGATCCTCGAAGAGGGTCTGGACTTCGTGCCCGTCGGATCCAAGCACACCGACATGCAGTACCTACAGGGCAAGGAACAGCAGCGCGACATCGTCATCGCCGCGTACGGCGTGCCCCCGGTGCTGGTGGGCGTCGTCGGCCGCTCGACGGGCGCGGTCAACGACGAGAAGAAGATTTTCTGGCAGCACAACATCATCCCGAAGATTCAGCGCTTCGAGAGTTTCCTGAACGACTTCCTCCTCCTGACCGGATTCCAGATCGACTTCATCACGAAGACGCTGGCGACGATCATTGAGGACGAGAAGATCAAGGCCGACATCGCCCAGTCGAACGTCACCCACGGCATTTGGACCATCAACGAGGCGCGTCTCATTGAGTGGGACATGCCGCCGGTCGAATGGGGTGACTCGTGGTGGGCTCCGGTCGGCCTCTACGACGTCAAGAACCCGACCAAGACCCATCCCACCGCCATCGCGGCCAAGTACGCCGCCCAGCAGGCGGCGGCAGCTCCGAGCGTGGGCAAGGATCCCATCGGCCGGGCGCAGCCCGGGGTCGGTGAGACCGCCGCCGCGGGGAGTCCGACGCAGGTCGCGAGTCTGCAGAAGCCTGTGGGGCGGCCCAAGACCAAGAGCGAGGACGACCACATCTGGATCGACAAGCGCGAGCTGGCCGAGCCGGACTGGACCAACCGCCAGCAAGTCGCGGACTACACAGAGTACCTCGTTTGGAAGCAGTCGGCCGGGCCGGACGAGCGCGAGCTGTACAAGCGCGTCCGCGGGCTCTTCGCCGATCAGGGCCAGCGGATCATCGCCTCCCTGAATAATCACTGGCCCTTCCGCAAGGCGGACGGAGAGAACGACGACCTGATCGTCGACGCTGTCTTCGACGCCCAGCAGGAGGACAACTCCACGCGCGTTGTGCTCATGGCGGGTGCGGAGAAGCTCCTCAAGAAGTACGGCTCGGCTCTGCTGAGCTCGCTCGGCATCAACAAGGACTTCCGCCTCACCAACGACCGCGTCCAGAAGTTCCTCGCGGACTACGCGGCCGAGAAGGTTCGGATCATCAACGAGACGACCCGCAACCTGCTGCGTGAGGCTCTGTCCGAGGCGTACAAGAACGAGACGCCGTACAAGGAGCTGATCGGGAAAATCGCCGACATCTTCGACGGCGACGTCTCCGTCAGCCGGGCCGAGCGGATCGCCCGCACGGAGATGGTCACGCTCACGAACACCGCGCGCTACGAGGCCGCGGTCGACAGCGGCGTCGTCCAGTACAAGCGTTGGATCAGCGAGCAGATCCCGACCACCCGCCAGCGTCCCGGCGGCGAGAACCACGTCATCCTGCACGGCGTTGTGAAGGCACTCGACGAGCCCTTCGAGGCGCGCAGCCGGACGGGTGTGGACATGATGAGCGCCCCCGGCGATCTGAACGCGTCCGGCGAGAACGTATGCGGCTGCTTGTGCATCGCCAGCTACTACTCGGGGACCTCGGAATTCGCCGACCTCCTCCTGCCGGACGGCGTTCCGGCGGCGGACTCGGGCGAAGCGCCCTAAGCCCGACGCGCGCGACCTGTCCAAGAGGATAGCAATGAACTCATTGAACGCACTCGCCCCCTCCAAGAAATACCGCATCGTCTACCGCGGCAAATCCTACCTCGCCGACGTGATCGACTGGGACCAGTCGAGCGGCATCCTGACCTACGACGGCACCGCGATGATGATCTTCCGACCCGACGAGCTGGCCATCCTGCGTACTGATCAGATTTCTCTCTGACATTGAAGGAACATCGCATGTCCGACGACGCCTCGAAGTTCAAGCCGTTCAGCGCCAAGGGTCGTGAATTCTTCGAAGATGGTATCTGGATCCTCGTCGTGGTGGGCGGGGCCGAGTACTACGTCAAGGTCGACAAGGACAACCTGAAGGCGGCCTTCGAGGGCAAGTCCTTCGACGCGCACATGCCCATGGCGATCCAGCTCCAGCAGCCGCCGATCTTCATGCCGAAGCTCTACGGCACCATCGACGCCTTCCGGATCCACGGCGGTTCGTTCTCGACGACCGCGCTTGTCCATCCGGAGCTCTCGGCCGCGCTGGACAAGCAGCTCCAGCATGGCCTCTCGATCATCGACGTCGTGACGGAAGGTGACGCTCCTCCTCCGCCGAAGCCCGGAGAGAAGGTGAAGCTCCACCTCACATGAACCGCCCGGCCCCGACCGGGGAGGGCGCATGGAATACAGACTCCGATGGGGAGTGATTGAAGTTCGGGCGACCCTCGACGTTCAGGGCCTCCTGCACTTCGCCTGCCCGTTCTACGGGCGGGATACGTTCTTTCGACCCGATGACTTCCGCGCGAGCGCGCGCGAGATCCGGACGGTCGGGGTAGCACTGTGCGAATTCCGCGGATGTAACGTGCCGTACGAGATCGTGCACTCGTACTTCATGCCGTTGCGATTCGAGGACCTCAACAAAATGTGCATGTACCAGCAGTGGTACATGCCCGAGATGATGCACGCAGTCTGGAAGGCCCGCAATGAGCGACGACGCGAATAACATTGACTTCACCCTCGACAATCCCAAGACTAAGAAGCGCCGCCGCATGCTCTTCTTCAAGCGGCCGAAGGGATCGAGCATCCCCGTCGGCCTCAAGTGGACCTGCCTCTGCGGGACGGTGAACGTGCTCAACGACAAAGAAAAGCAGTACTGCGCCGACTGCGGGAGTTGCCTGCAGAATCAGGAGAACCTGAACCCGGCGCACACGTACTACACCCTCGTGATCGTCGCGCATTTCAACCCCGCAATTCGCCGCTGAGTATTTCGGTTCCTATGGTCCAAGGGAATAGACCGTAGGAGCTGAAATACCCATGCGCAACATCAAGCTGTCGAGCGTTTCCTTCACCATCTCCAAGGCCGCGAAGGCCCCCAAGGCACCCCTGAGCGCCCCGTCCGGCGCGCCCACGGATGTCGTCGATCCGAACGATCCCGGCGACATGGATCAGTGCTGCGACGACCACGCCCCCACCTCCCCCGTCATGAAGGGCATGTCCCACGTCGAAGCGTACGGCGTGCGCAAGCTCTGCAAGGCCGCGAAGGGCGAGCATTACCCCTTCAGCCAGTGCCTGATCGACCGCCAGAAGGACGGCTACTCGCAGGAGTCCGCCTCCAAAATCTGCGGTGCCATCAAGGCCGGGACCGTCGTGCACAAGAACGAGTTCATCGTCACCCCGAACGAGGATGGCTCGGTCAACTGGAAGCTCAACGTGGAGTTCACCAAGGTCGACGCCGAAGAGCGGATCGTCAAGGGCGTCGTCTACGAGCCCGACGTCGTCGATTCGCAGGGCGACAGCGCCTCCGCCGACGAGATCCGCAAGGCGTGTCACGGCTTCATGGCCGACTCGAAGACGCTCGGCGTGATGCACAAGGAGACCGCCGGACCCCGCGCGTCCATCGTCGAGAACTACATCACCGACAACGACCAACGAATCGGCAACCAGTCCGTCAAAAAGGGAACGTGGATGATGGCCGCGAAGGTCCACGACGACGAGCTGTGGAACGCGATCAAGAAGGGCGACATCACCGGTTTCTCCATGGGCGGGCGCGCGGAAAACGCGGACTGACGCGAAAAACAGAAGCACCGCGCGGGATGTGCTGTCCAAGAGAGTAGACCATGAAACTCAAGAACATGCGAATCGACGAGGTGAGCCTCGTGGACAAGGCGGCCAACCGCCGGGCGTTCGCAGTCGTGAAGCGCGACCTGTCGAAGTCGGCGGAAGACGAGGCGGTCAAGGCGAAGGCGGAGGCCGATGCTAAGATCGCCGCGGAAAAGGCCGCGTCCGATAAGGCTGCCGCCGATAAGGTGGCCGCGGATGCGAAGGCCGAAGCCGACCGGAAGATCGCCGAGAAGATCCGACTTGAGACAGAAGAGGCTCAGCGTACCGCCGCGAAAGCGAAGGAAGACGCCGAGCTGAAGGAAGCGAACGAAACGCTTCAGGCCGCGAAGGCTTTGCTGGAGCTGGTCACGCAGCTCTGAGCCGCCCTCGCAAATTTTCACATCGACACCTCATTGAACCAACCGCATAGCGGGTATGTGCCCGCGCGGTCACGTCCTTAGACTCCAAGCAGCCGACGAGAAAAATCATGGACCTCAAGAAGATTCAGGACGAGATCGCGCAGACGATGGCCGAAGCGCGCAAGCAGATCGAGAAGAAGAACGCCGGTCAGGGCTCCTTCAACGCCGAGGCGTTCGAAGCGAAGTTCATGAAGGCGCTCGCCGACCGCGACGCCATCCACGCCGCCGAAAAGCGGAAGGCCCCCTTCATCATGGAAGAGGAGCCCACCAAGCCCCAGCCCCGCGTGCTTCTGGAGAAGTCCGAGCGGCCGGAGGTCAAGGAGTTCCAGAAGTTCAACGACGACTGCGTCATGCTGGCGTCGCTGACCCGGAAGCACCCCACCACGCTGGAGTACTTCCAGAAGAACAAGGACCGCTTCCTCGACGAGCGCGGCAGCACCGAAGTCGCCAAGGCCATGGCCGCCGCGACCGGCGGCTCCGGCGCGGACTGGGTCCCGACCGAGTTCAGCTCCGATCTCTACGACCGCGTCCGGCTTGACGCCGTGATCGCGGGGCAGTTCGCCGAGATCCAGATGCCGACGCCCATCTACAAGCTGCCCACGGGCGACACCGATCCGACCACGTATCTCACGCCCGAGAACACGTCGGACACCCCGAACCTGTACCCGGCGTCCACGCCCTCGACGGGCAACGTCACCCTGACCGCGTCGAAGCTGACCACGAACATGGTCTTCAGCGACGAGATCACGGAGGACTCGATCATCCCGATTCTGGAGTACCTCAAGAACCGCCTCGCGAAGTCCATGATGTACACGCTGGAGGACGCCTACCTGAACGGCGACAACTCCACGACCCACATGGACGCCGACGTCACGGTTTCGACCGACGCCCGCAAGGTCTGGAAGGGCCTGCGCAAGCTGGCGCTGGTCTCGAAGGACACGTCCTTCTCCTCGTGGGCTCCCGCGGTGGTCGCCACCGGCATCGGCCTGCTCCGCTCCATGCGCTCGAAGATGGGTCGCTACGGCACCCTGCCCAGCAAGCTGGCCTACATGGTCGGCGTGCGCGGCCTGATCGCGCTGCTGAGCATGCCCGAGATCATGACGCTGGAGAAGTACGGCCCGCAGGCCACGATCCTGACCGGCGAGATCGGCAAGGTCGACAACATCTCGGTGCTCGTCTCCGAGAAGTTCCGCGAGGACCTGAACGCGTCCGGCTTCAACGACTCGACGACCAACGTCCGCGCGGCGATCCTGCTCGCCCACCTCCCCGCCTTCGTGCGCGGCACGCGGCGTGGACTCCGGGTCCGGCCGTGGGTCGACCCGCGCTCCGGCACCCAGAACCTCGTGCAGGACTGGCGCGGCGACTTCCAGCCGGTCTTCGCCACGGGCCAGCCCTACGTGGTCAAGGGCGTGGACTGGGGCATCTGATCCCGGCTCTGCAACCAAGTCACTAAGACCCCGGGTCTGTCCAAGTGGATGGACCCGGGGTTTTTCTTTTTCATTGCAGAGCACCGCATGACGCTATACGCCTGCCTGAACGTCTATCAGGAGGAAGCGCTCCTCCCTGACTGCCTCCGCTCAATCCGTCACGTTCTTCCGCAGGCCAAGATCATCCTGATCGACGGGGCCTATGCGTCGTGGGTCCGGCACGTCCGGATCGAAGCCGCCGTCGAGCTGTCGCTCGGCAACACCGGCATCGGCAACGACATGCTGGCGCGCTTCGTCAGCGCCGAATCGACCGACCGCACCATTGAGATCGCCAAGTCCTTCGACGTCGAGCACATCGTGATGCCGAAGACCCAGTGCATGTGCGGCGGCAAGAAGTTCGACTACGGGTACTACGAGAAGGGCGCGTACCTGCCGTGGCCGACCGAGTGGGAGAAGCGCAATCGATTCTTCGAGTTCGGCAAGAACGGGGACTACTACTTCATCGTCGACGGCGACGAGCGCCTGCGCGGCACCCTGCCGGAGCTCAAGGAGGACCACTACAACGTGATGCTCCAGCGCGACGACGAAATGGGGGCCTATCCCGTGCAGCGCGTCTTCAAACACCAGCCCGGCATCAAGATGGAGGGCGCGCACATGGCGGTCTGGGTCGACAGCCCCGCGGGCCCGCGGCTGCTGCGTCGCCTAGATCGCAAGGACAAGCAAGGCAACGTGATCGAGAAGTCCGACGCCCACCTCCTGCAGGGCATCACCATCGACCATCTCTTCAACGAGCGCGGCTCGACCGATCAGGTCCGGCACATGGCGAAGGGCGCGTATTACCGGCATGGCCTCAGCAAGGAAGAGGAAGGCTTCCGTCAGAAGTTCGACGTATGACCGAGCCAATTTTCACGATTCAGGTCTCGGGCACGGTTGAGCTCATCGCCAAGCTGCAGCAGCTCGCGTACCTCCCGAAGTCGCCCCGCATGCGGGCGCTGCTGGAAGACGCGGGCAATGCATACGTCGTGCTCGCCATGCAGGACGTGCCCAAAGCGACCCGCTTCCTGAAGGCGTCGATCAACCATCAAGTCGAGGGCTGGGGCAGCGACAACCCCGGCGTTCGGATCGGCGCGGGCGGCCCGGGCGCGGGCTACGCGTACTACGTCGAGGTCGGGACCCGGCCGTCGGTCCGCTTCGCTCGGCAGCGGCGCTTCATGCACTGGTTCATGGAGGGCGGCAAGACCCTGCAGGTCCCCTTCGGGCCCCGCGGCATGACCGCGTACGGCGTCTCCATCGCCAGCGGCTCGGCCGAGAGCGTCTTCGCCAAGAAGGTGCGCCACCCCGGCACCCGGCCCCAGCCGTTCTTCTTCAAGCAGATGGAGATCATCGGCCCGCGGTTCCTCGAAGCTCTGGCGCGCCTGATCAACGAAGACATGGCAGTCGGGGGACCCTCACCCTCCTGAAGAGGGTCCAAGGAAGTAGATCGTAGGAGCCGATATGACCGATTGGACCACCCTCGCGCGCGTGAAGCGTCATCTCAACCTCGACGCTGACAACACGGATCTGGACGACAAGATCAACGACCTGATCCCGGCCGCGTCCCTCGCGCTCGAACATCACATCGGCCACCCGCTCCATGAGGCGACCTACACGGAGTACTACGACGGCGACCGCACGAACGAGATCATCCTCGACCACTATCCGGTCAGCGCGATCACCTCGATCAACGACGATCTGACGCGCGTCTTCGATGCCGCGTCTCTCCTGCTGCCCGCCAACTACGTGTACGACGCGAACGGCCAGCGCAACATCGGCAGCGTGCGCCTGTTTCAGGGCACGGCCACCTTCTTCCAGCGCGGCATCCAGAACGTGAAGGTCGTCTACGTCGCCGGGTACGCCACCCTCCCGGAAGACGCGGAGATGGCGGCGGTGCACCTCGTCGCGTGGCTGCTCAGCCGGTCCGGCTCCGAAGGCATGTCCGCGGCCACTCTCGGCGCGAAGAGCGAGAGCTACGAGCCCGATTCCATCCCGCCCTACATCAAGCGCATGGTGGCGGCCTACAAGAAGTACGCTGTCTGATGAACTACCGCTCGCTGCACTTCTTCAACCAGAAGGCTCGCATCCTCCGTGCCAACTACATGGTGGACGTGACCACCATTCGGGACCGCATCCTGACGGACTACTCGACCGTCAAGGACAAGGTGTCCTGCATGGTGCAGGATGGCGGCAACGACGTGATCAATCACCCGCTCGCGGGCATGATCTCCGTCGACCGCGCCGATGTCTACTTCCCGGGGAATTGTGGCGTGCTACCCAACGACCTCCTCTTGATCCGCGGCGTGTACTACGACGTCGGCCAGATGGACGATCATTCCTTCAACGGCTGGGAGATCGTCGCGCACTGCGTCAAGCGGAACATCCAGCGGAGCTGATATGACGACCAACGCCTACCCCGTCCTGCCGATCTGGAACGAGCTCGCACGCCTGCTGGAAGCCGAGCTGAAGTCTTCGATGGGCCTGAAGTCCATCATCCAAGGCAGCTTTGCGTCCCAGCCCACCCCGGGCCTTGCCACCCTCGTGCCCGGCATCTGGGTCCATCCCTCCCCGGCCATGACCGTCGAGGAGACGGAGATGCCCCGGGTCATGATCCAGAAGCACAATTTCCGCCTCATCTACCTCCGCAAGATGGGGCTCAACGAGAACCCCACCCAGATCACGGCGGCCGACGCCGTCACCATCGCCAACATGCTGACGGCCAACTTCACCCTGCCCGCGGCCTCCATGCCCGCCAACGCCCAGATCCTCTGGATGATGGTCAGGACCGTGGAGTTCGAGCCGCAGGAGGACGATCTCGTCGCCACTATCTCGGCCGACGTCCGCGCGGCGGCCCTGCAGGTCGAGGTGACGGTCCGGGTTAACGCCCGCTGAGCCTGCAGAGCATCCTCGTACCTCCTGTCCAAGAGAATAGCCCCCGTCCTATGGGGATGGTCTCGTTTTACTCCACTCTTTGACAGGACATTAGGACCATGGCGCAGAATGTTGGCCTCGGCATGCGGTCTCACATCGGCTTCGGAGACGAAGTCGTTTGGGGAAGCGCAGTCGCCCGCACCCACTTCATCGAACTCATCTCCGAAAGCATCTCGAAGCAGGTCGCGCGGATCGAGTCCAACTCCGTTCTCCGCCGCGGCGTCCTGAACGACCACGTCATCGCCGGGATGATCTCCGTGGCGGGCGATCTGGTCTTCGACGCGACGTACGGCGGATGGCTCAAGATCGCCAAGCACGCCTTCGGCTCCGTCGACACGACCCAGCCGGACGTGACGAACGCGCCCACCGCGTACCAGCACGTCTTCACAATCTCCGACACCCCGCTCGCGGGCATGACCATGGAGGTCTTCCGCGACAGCTCCCAGTTCGTGACGGAGCCCAACAAGGCGTTCGTCTACCGGGGCATGAAGGTGTCGAGCATCGAGTTCTCGTGCGGCGTCGACGAGATCCTGCGCGTGACCGCGAGCCTGATCGGCACCGACGAGACGCGCGAGGCGAAGAGCACGCCCTCGTACGGCACCTCGAAGGTCTCCGTCTACCATCAGGGCATCGTCAAGTGGAACGACGTCGACGTCGAAGTCGACCACTTCACCCTGAAGCTCGACAACGGCTTCGGCCCCCGTCCCAAGCTGGGGTCCCAGTACAGCCGCGAGCCGGTGCCCGAGAACAAGCTGTCCCTGTCCGGCTCCTTCGAGATGGAGTTCGCCTCGTGGGCCGAGTACGACGACTTCTCGGCGACGACCCAGCGCGAGTTCAAGGTCTCCTTCACGGGCGACCTCATCGCCGCGGGGGTCTACGAGGAGATCATCCTGACCTGCCCCGTCTCGCTGCTCGACAACGTGCGCGTCCTGATCGACAAGCCCGGCCGCATCAAGATCGCGGCCGACTTCAAGGCGTACCGCACCACGCTGGCGAACGAGTGCACCATGACCGTGCGCAACACGGACACCGTGATCTGAACCGGCTCGGGCCCCGCGGGACCTTGTAAGCCCCGGGGTCCAGCCGCCATTGCTGAGTTTTTGAGGAACGTATGGAAACCGCCAAAGAGACCCCCACCTCCGAGCTGCGCGAAATGGCCAAGGGCAGTCTCGTGACCGCTCCGGTCGTCAAGGATCGCGACGGCAAGGATTGGACCCTCCTTCCCCTCGACCTCTCCGATATCGTCGACTACGAAGAGTCGGTCGGTGATTCGCTGTTCAGCGAGTCGCTCGGACAGATCAAGGCCAAGAACATCATGTTTCTGATGTACCTCTCGCTCCGCAAGACCGGCTGCAGCGATGCCGATCTGGAAGCGAAGAAGTACGCCTTCCCCGGCTACCGCGCCTTCCTCCGCCGGTTCAACGTCGGAGCGTTCGTGGAGTCGGTCACGGCCCTGCCCGCGCTCCTGCAGATGTCGGGGCTGGATCAGGAGAAGAGTGCCGCAAACCCTCAGAAGGCGGACCAGTAAAGCGGCGGCGCAAACTCAGGGACGCCACCATCGACTGGTTCGCCCTCTACAAGGGCCTCCGCAACGAACACATCGTTACGTCGCGCAGCGAGTTTATGCGACTGAACATCGGACAGATCCGCTTCTTCCTCCGTAAGCAGGACGAGCAGGCGGCGCTGAAGAAGAAGTCCAAGGAGCTGAACGACAAGCTGAAGGCGCAGGAGGCTGCGCGTAAGAAGCTGGACACATAAGATGGGCGTAACGAACGAACAGGTCCTGACCGCGGTCCTTCGCATGCGCGACGAGCTGTCGCCGGGCATGAAGAAGGCTCAGCAGGCGACCAGCGATTTCGACAAGACGATGGGCGGCGTCAAGAAGACGCTCATCACCCTCGGAACCATACTGGCCGGGCTACAGGTCGCCCAGTTCATCAAGAGCATCATCAACACCGCCAGCGAGCTCGAAAAGCTGTCGAAGCAGACGGGCGTCTCCACCACCAACCTGCAGAAGATCGCCGCGTCCGCCAAGTCCGCGGGCGGGGACATTCAAGACGTCGCGATGGGCTTCCGCACGCTCAGCATCAACGCCCAGCAGGCCGCCGCGGGCAATGATGTGGCGCGGGCTAAGTTCGAAGGTCTCGGCATCAGCATTCGTGACGCCAGCGGCAAACTCAAGAGCGCCGAGATTCTCTTCGGTGAGGTCGCGGATGTCATCCACGACACCGAGAGCTCGACCCTGCGCATGACCATCGCTCAAGAGCTGTTCGGACACTCTGCCCTGCGCCTCCTCCCGACACTCGAACAGGGCCGGGATGGTCTGTACGCTGTCGGCGATGCAGCGGAGCGGTTCGGCGGGATCCTGAGCAAGGACTCGGTCAAGGCCCTCGACGATTTCGGGAATCAACTCACCGCGACCAAGGATGTCATGACGGCGGTGATCGGCAACTGGCTGGTCCAGTCGGGCGTCACCGTGCCCGCGATCATCGACCTGTTCGGCAAGCTGGTGCAGGGCGTGCAGGGCGTCATGCTGGGCTGGAAGATCATTTTCAATTCCGCGTGGCAGACGATCAAGTTCTTCGCCAACGCGGTCAATGATATCCTGACCGGCATTGTCACGACCATCGCGGTCTTTCTCGCCAAAGCCCTGCATCCTATGACCGAGTTCGCCAAGACTCTGCTCCAGTGGTTCGGCAAATACCTGCCGGATGGCATCAAGGATACCCTCGGCGGCCTGATTTCCTTCGCCGACAACCTTGCGGGCAAGGGACTCGTCGATCCGCTGCAGGAGACTATCTCCAAGATCGACAAAGGTTGGGAGCAGCTCGGCACGAACGTCGACAAGTACAACAACGAGACCGCGGCGAACACCGTCGAAAAGGTCGACCTGACCCTCAACAAGCTCGAAGAGCTCAAGGCCGCCATCGGAGCGGTCAGCGGCACGGCTAAGAAGGCCGCCGCCACGCCTGTTCTGAGTGCTTCGGCCGCGCTCGACGATCTCCTCCGTCTCGGCGGCGAGGCGACAAACGCCGGACCGAACGGCAAGGTCTCGGATGCAGAGCGCGAGATCCGCATGAAGGAAGCCTCTCTGCGGAGCAAGCTGCAGGCTTTTCAGGAGGAAACCGGCATCAAGGTCACCACCGAACAGCTCCGCCAACTCGCTATCGCGGCGCAGCAGGGCGATGAGTCGCTCAAGAAGATGCTGGACGACATCAAGCGGATGGCGGAGGCCGACCCGTTCACCGGTTTCGAGCTGGCGATCTACGATCTGTCGAAGGCGTCCTACTCCTTCCGCGACGCGTGGACGGGGATTTTCAATGACCTGAAGTCTGGCTTCTCGGACATGTTCGCCAACGCCATCGAGGGCACGGACAGCTTCTCGAACGGCTTCAAGAAGGCGATGAAGTCCCTTAAGCACGACCTGATCAAAATGTTCACGGACTTCGCCACATCGTCGCTGTTCCAGTCGGCGGGCGGCGGCCTCCTCGGAATGCTGGGCCTCGGCGGGGGCGTGAGCGGAGCTCCGGGATCCACGACCGGCCCCGGCAGCAACAACATGGCGCAGCAGGGCACGAACATCGCCGGGCAGGCGCTCTCCTCCGGCGGCGTGACCATGTCCAACTTCACCACCGCTCTGGGCGGGGTCGGCATGAGCGCGGGATCGCTCGGTGCGGTGGCCGGGCTCGGCGCGGCCGGTACTGCGCTGGCGGTGAGCGGCGTCTCGAACGGCAACGTCACACAGGGCACGGTCGGCGGCATCGTGGCGGGCGCGAGCATGGGCGCTATCGTGGGATCCATCATCCCGGGCCTCGGCACCGTGGCGGGCGCGGTCATCGGTGGCATCATCGGCGGCGTCACGGGCTACCTCGGCTCCAGCCGCAAGAAGCGCAAGAAGGCGCGCGAGGCCGCCCGGCACGCGGCGGAGGCGCTGGCCGCCTACAACGCTGCCATCGCCAAGGCCCGCGTCGTCCTGAAGCAGGACATCCGGAATAAGATGGGCGGCGGGCTGGCGACCGAGGAAGCGGCCTCCGACTACGGGCGGCTCTTCTCCGGTGACCTCTCGGCCGACGAGATCATGGCCTTCGGCGATCCCGCCGCGGTGGCCGCGAAGGCGTCCGAGGTGAACCGGCAGACCAACGTCAACGCGCCCATCACGGTGAACGCGCAGATCACAGGCTCGTACGACGTTGCCGTTCTCGCGCAGGAGCTGAGCTACCATCTGCAGAATCAGATGGGCGGTTCGGCGGGAGGCATCTGATGGCCACTCCTTCGATCAAGTTCGATAGCGTCGACCTCGCCGAGTACATCGCGACGTGGGGCGAGAACGCCAACGCCCGCATCAACGCCGTCACGGTCCCCCGGCGGCACGGTGCCCTCATCACGGAATCCGTGGTCGAGGACGCCCGGACCATCAACGTCGCGGGCCGGATCTCCGCCGACACCGCCTCGGGCCTGCGCGATCTGCTGGACGCTCTGTCCGAGCTCTTCACGCGCCGCGGCAAGCGTCTGCAGCTCTGGGACGACCGGTACATCGTGGCCTACAAGGCGACCTTTGCCTTCGCGTACGTGGTCGGCTCGGCCCTGCGGGCGGTCGACTTCACGCTCCAGTTCTTCTGCCCCGACCCGTTCTGGTACGGCACCTCGGCAGAGACCACGAACTACGACCTGACCGAGGCCGACGTCCCGCTCGACATCACCAACAACAAGTACCGCCGGACGATCACGATCAACAACCCCGGCAGCGCCTACATCTTCCCGCTCATCACGGTCACGACCGGCCTTGAGCCCCTGACCACGATTGTGGTGCGGAACATCACCAGCGGCCGGTATTTCGTGTACACCGGGACGCTTCCCATCGGCAAGGCGCTCGTGATCGACATGGCCAATTTCACGGTCAACAACGACGGCGTCGAGGACCTGACCAACTTTCAGGGCGACTTCTTTGCCCTCCAGCCGGGGGACAACGAGATCCAGATCGAGGGCACCGCCCCGGCCAACTACCAGTTCGACTACCCCATCCGGTACAACTGATGAACCGGGAGGACTTCCTCTTCCCGGCCGGTACCGTCGCCGCCCGGCCCCGGCGGAGGGGTCTGGCCCGTATGATGGTGCTGGACCGCGCCACGGGCGATTTAACGCATCGTACGGTCCAAAACCTCCCAGAGTACCTTTCCGGCTGGGAAACGTGGGCAAACGCCTCCTACGCAGCGCAGCACCCCAATCCAGAGCTGCACCCCCTCTACGCCGCCGTTCCGGGGTCCCACGCCACCCCCAGCGCCGGGATCCCCCTGCCCGAGGATGTGGTCAAACGGCTGGAAATCAAGACGTTCACTCTCCACATCGGCGGTCCAAGAGATCAGCCGGACATTCGCCAAGGATTCAAGACCGGGGTGGGCTGGCGGGAATGGTACCAAATTCCCGCCCCGCCCAAGACCCCGGTCGCTGCCATCGGAACGACGGCGGTCAAGGCCATGGAGACGTGGGCTCGAACCGGCCAGCTTGAAGGCTGGAGCGACCTCTTCATCCAGCCCCCCTTCGAGTTCAAGGCTGTCGGGAAGCTGCTGACGAATTGGCACTTTCCCGGCGAGCCGCTGCTGGCGCTGACCTGCGCCTTCGGCGGATATGAATTTGTGCGTGAGGCATACGAGGCGGCTGTGGCCGAGAAGTATCTCTTCTCCTGCTACGGCGACCGCCTCCTGATCATCTGATGAGTTGCACGGGTCCGGCCCCGACCTTCGCGGATATCGGCGATTGGGTCCTCTCTCACGACGGATCCGGTTGCGAGAACACCGCCACCATCCACGTCAACGCCGAGTGCGGCTCGTCCGGCTACACCGTCAAGCTCATCCGCACCATCGACGGATCCGACACGACGGTCTACACGGCCTCCATCCCCAACGGACCTTTGACGGCGATGGCGTTCTCGTACGAGGACCTTCCGCCGTGCGGGCACAAGACCATCGAATACCGCTGGGAGATCCAGTGCGACGGCGTCCTGCAGTCGACCAGCTACAACATGTCGACGGATCAGGGTGGCGGCCAGACCCTGACCGGGCACACGATCAATGTCTCCTCGTGCGAGGCCACCGACCAGATCCGGGTGCAGCAGAATTGCGGCAACTGCGCGGCCACCCTCAAGCTCTATCGGTCGGCCATCAACTCCTCGGTCACCTTCGATCCGGGCGAGGTGATTTACACGGTTTCCGTCGGCGCGGGCGTGACCGACCAGACGTACTCGTACGGCGACACTCCGACCTGCGGCTACGGCCAGTACCACTACCAGTGGCGGCTCACGCCGTCCGATGACGCGGCGATCACGTCGGACGAGCAGACGTACGATCAGGAAACCGCCCCGACAGTCGACGGCTTCACGCTGACCCCCGCAGGTTGCGACAACGTTGCCAGCGTCCACGTTCTCCAACCCTGCGGCCGGTGCGGTGCGATCCTGAAACTATACCGCCACTTCAACGGCTCGGTGGCCTTCAGTCCCGACGAAGTCATCCACACGGAAGATGTGCCGCAGGGATTCTCCGATGCCACGTACAGCTACACCGACACGCCCTCTTGCGGTAAGGGAACGTGGCACTACGCGTGGAAGCTGGAATGGGACAACGGCTCGACCGGCGTCGCGGAGCTCACGGCCGATGGCGCGCTCCCGGCAACCCTCGTCGATCACGAGATCGCCAAAGACGCCGAGTGCAACATCACCAACAAGATCAAGGTCACGAATCCCTGCCTCGCGTGCGCGGGCACGATCAAGCTCTATCGGAAGCTCAACTCCGCGCCCGCGGGCGTGCCGGGCGAGCTGATCTATACCGACGCCGTCCCGGCGGGGCTGATCGTCCACAAGCAGTACATCTACACCGAGCATCCGGGAGACGGGCACTGGTACTACGAGTGGTCGGTCGTGGATGTGGACGGCAACGTCGACGACACGCTGCCTCCCAAGGACATCACGGTCGACTGCACGGTCTACGTTCCCGCCCGGGTCACGCTGCCTTCGGATGCGTTCGAGAAGCAGGTCGTGCTCGTGCAGGTCACGGGATCCCCCGCGGGCGGGCTGATCTTCACCGACAAGCAGATTCTCAATCTCGCCGAGCAGCGGCTGGAGTGGTGGTACCACAAGAACGGCGGCTGTGCCTACTTCCGGATCCTGACCCACGAGTTCCTCGACGGCGCGGACTTCACCGACGCGATGGATGAGTCGTGGGAGGTCCACGTCCGCATCAAGCTGGGCGGCGAGGACACGTACACGACGTGGTACCGCGGCGTCATCCGATCCATCAAGCAGCAGGAACAGGGCACCGACCTCTACATGGACGTCCGCGGCTACGGCTACGTCGAGATGCTCAACAACATCATGGTCCAGCGGGAGTATCCCGTGGGCATGACGGTCAAAGAGATCGTCGACGACATCATCGACAAGGACGTCCGGCCGTGGACTCGCATCGTCCGGCCGAGCGACATCGACGTCACGAACGGCGACAGCGGCGTCGATCCGTCCGGCTATGCCATCAAAGACCGCGTCCACTTCGAGTGCTCCGCCCTCACCGCGATCAAGTTCCTCGCCGAGCTGCAGGGCGACCGTGAATGGGGAGTTGACGCCCTCCGGCGCTTCTACTTCCGGGCCAACAACTCGGATGTCGTGGCCAACTTCTTCCTGCTGAAGGACGTCATCGACCGCGTCGCGGGCGGCAAGATCCTCGGCCAGACCAACAGCTACAAGATGGCGGGCAAGTCCTTCGGCGCACGCGACTATCTCAAGGTGCGCGCGGACGTGACGGACGCCACCGCCGTGGGCCGCCGCGAGAAGGCAGTCGAGCTGCCGTGGCTGGAGGGCGACCTCGACGCCAGCCGCTGGGCCGACAACATCATCGGCATCAATCGGGGTGGGCAGCAGTGGGCCGTCATCACGAAGAAGCACGTCACCCAGCGCCTCGACGCCTCGCACCCGTTCGGCCGGGTCACCGTGTACGGCTCGGACATGTCGAACGACGTGCACACGTACGACATCGCCAAGATCCAGTACATCGAAGGCGGCCCGCGCGCGCCCGCGGAGGTGCGCGAGAAGGGCGTGCCCAAGAAGACGGCCGACAACGACCAGCCGCTGAAGGTCCAGTATTACCTCGGCCACTACCCGAACGATCTGATCGACGAGCTCAAGGAAACCCTGCGCGACCAGATCGAGGCGCTCAAGGGCCGCCATAAGCAGTTCCGCTATCCCAACGACATCACGAACGAGGCGATTCTCATTCCGGGCAAGATCCCGGGCGAGATGAAGTTCTACCACAAGGTTCCGGACGTCACGAACACGGATGTCCTGAACAGCGCCATCGACCTCTCGGACCCGACGAACCCCCGCGGCTCGCAGGTCGTCTGGATCGGCGGCCAGTGGGTGAAGGTCTCTGTCCGGCGCACGTTCACCTCCCTGTCCGGCGTCCGGGGCCTGTACATCGGCGAAGTCGCCTCGGTCATCACCGACATCACCAACAGCTCGTTCGGTGTGATGTACTGGTGGAACGGGCTGGTCTGGGACGTGGTGGGCTCTGGAAGCGGCGGCGGTGGGGGCGGCGGGTCCTCCGTAGGTTCCGACCCTCCCACGACCATCCTTCCGGACGATGCGCCGAATCCCGGTGTGTCCGCGCTGGCCTCGCGCCAAGACCACCGTCACGGCATCGCCGCGGACGTCGCCGGGCCCATCGCGATTGGCGACAGCGCGGCCGAGGGCGTTGCGACCAGCTTCGCGCGTTCGGACCATCGGCACTCTGTGCCCGCGGGCACGCCGGTCGACATCACGAACGCGAACGCGGACGGCGTCGCCACGACGTTCGCGCGCTCCGATCACAGGCACCGCGGCATCCGTACCGTGAAGGTGAAGGGTCAGGCCGACATCGACGGCTACGTCGACATCACGGCCGGGCTCTACATCCGCGTCACGCAATCCGGTCAGACCCTTACGTTCGATGTTGATGATCTGGTGGCCTACATCAACACGCTTGCTTTGGCCGCCTATAACCCGATCACCGATCCGGTGTTCTGGTCTCTCATGGGGTGATGCATGGCTGGAACGCCGAAATGCCTGATTCAGTACCTGTTCACCAACGCGCTGACGACCGCCGTCACCGTCCCGGCGAACAAGCGTTGGACCGTGTCCATGATCCATGTGACGAACATCGACACGGTGCAGCGCACCTTCACGATCCATCACGTCGCGAGCGGAGACAGCGCGGCGGATAAGAACAAGCTCGCGAAGGCGGCGGCCCTCCCGGCGGCCGACTACTGCGAGTTCTTTGGCGGGGCCGTGATGGCGACGGGCGACTCGATTCAGGGTAACTCCGATGCCAACAACGGCATCTCGATTCAGGTCTACGGCATTGAGGAGTCCGTCTGATGCCTCGTGGTATCTCCCGTCATAGAGGAGCAGAAAAGCAGACGATCCTCGACTTGGATACGAGGACCATCACTGCTCTGGCGGCCGACACCGACGACTGGGCTGACCTTCTGGTCGGCGCGGCGTTCGCCATCGGCTGCACCGGAGCCGACCGCACGGTCAAGGGCATCGCGGGCGGGCGCGAGGGACGCACCATTGAGCTGATCAACGTGCTCGGCTACAACGTCTTCCTGCAGAACGAGGCCACGTCCTCGGTCGCCGGAAACCGCATCCTGACCGGCATGCCGAGCAACGCGTCCTTCCAGATCCCGCCGAACGGCGCGGTGTTCCTGACCTATAACAACACCGTCAATCGCTGGGTTGTTGCCCACGGGAACGTGAACTACTACCCCGAGACGGATGCCAACGTCGCCGTGCTGTTCCGCAACAAGAAACCGAATCGCGCGGGCGGCATGATGACGCAGGGCACCTTCCTGCAACTGCTCGGCACGTCTCAGGGATTCCTCAAGCCGAAGTTCACCGCCAAGACCAGCGGCGACATCGGCAATCAGGCGTTCGGAGTGGTCTCTGGCGCTCAGGTATCCTTCACGATGCCCGCAGCCGGAGACGTGATTGTCGCTGTGCATGCCACTTCTAAATCCGGCACGCCCGGGGCGGTAGTGGCCATCGCTTCGGCTATCGGTGTAAGATTCGACTCTGATACGGCTCTGGTCTTGAACAGCGTGGACATGGTCAACGGCGGCGGCTCGGACTACATCAACGCCTTCCCTCTCTTTGGAGTGTGGGGCAAGTCGCTCGCTGCTGGCGCTCATACGGCTGATCTTTGTTGGGGAGACTCGTCCGGAAACTACGGCATGTACGCCGACGCGTCCCATCCTGCAGTCATCGCAGTTTTGTATCCGGGGTAAGCATGGGCATCACGCGATTCAATCAGTGGGAAGATCCGAGCCCCGTGATCGGCAAGGCTGATTTCGAGTGGTTCTACTCTGGCACTCTGCAGATCAACGACGACAACAAGATCCCGGTGAAGTCCAAGAGCATAGACGTCTACATCAACAAGCTGGAAGTGCTGCTGTACAGCGCGGCGGTCGATTCGGACGTCACAAACGGAGCCGTGGTCGTGAAGTTCTACAAGAACGCCGTCCTGATTGATCAAGTGCGCGTCGTAGGCGGGGCCGTGCAGGCTTCGACGACCATCGCCCGCACTCTGGTCACGGCGGGCGACCGCATGACGGCGTCGATCACGCGCGTCGGCACGACCAATTACGGCATCACAGCTTCCATGTACGCGCGGGTGACGACGTGACGATTCCTTTCTTTCTCGACTCGACTCAGGTCCCGTTCAACTACACCGAGATTTACGGGATCACGGACGTCGAGACCGGCGGCGTGGGCATCATCACGACGTTCCGGGCGCAGGCCGTCACTGGCCTCGGCTGGACCGAGCCTTCGGCCGCACTCTTCAAGACCCCAGTCGACGCGGCGAGTCGGTGGTTCGACGTCCTGCTGACCCGCATCTCGGCAACAGTCCTTGAGTTCCGGATGCGCAACTCTGCGGGCACCACGATCACGACGCGCCGCATCCAGATCACGTCGGGGTTCGCGGTCCGCTTCTTCACGAATACCATGGGATTCCTGATCGAAGCGCTGCAGGCTGACCCGGCGTCGTCCGAGACGTTGCAGGGTCATATGCTTGATCAGAGTCCGAATCTGCAATCGGACGTGTCTAATTACGTCGTCATGGGCGGTCGTCGCAGCAACACGAGCACGGACGATGGAAGCGGCAACATTGTGGGTAACCTCGCGGCCATCGACAACGGCACGCCCGCGTTTGTGGCGGGACGGTTGCCCTCCTCTCTGAATCCGGCGAGTGCGGGTATCGCCTTACTGAACAGCCAACAGAGTGTTCTTCTGCGGGATCTGCTCATTCACATCAATCAGGCTGGCACGATCCGATGGAGTGGGCGCATCTGCCACGCGCTCCAAATTGATTCCGGTATTCCTCCCGGCTCGGATAGGGCGGTCAAAATCGACACCAGCACGACGGCGACATATCGGGTAACCGGCAACCCGCTATTCCAGACCGTCAGAATGTGCATGAGGAAATCCTAAATGGCCTCTCCTGATTTCATCAACGACACGATCTGTCCGTGGTACTACCACCAGAGCACGGGCATCACGGACGTCAATACGATCATTTCGGATCTACGGACGGCGCTTGTCACCAATCTCTCGTGGACCGAACCGACGACGGCGCTCTTCCAGTCCCCGGTCGATTCCGCCGGGCGTTTCATGGACATTCTGTGCACGAGGATCACGGCAACCAACATCGAATTCCGGATGCGGGATTTCCGAGCTGGCGTGCTTGTCACTGAGCGTATCCAGATCGACGCGACAGCGACCGTTAACTACTTCGCTGGGAAATATTACGTTGTCGTCGAATCACTCAGGGCCACTCCTGAACTGATGCGCATGTGGATTCTTGAGCAGACTCCAGACGCGGCAGGGTCGAGCGGAAACTATACCGCGGCGCACGCATACCGTACAAGCGGCGATGTCGCGGATGGAAGTGAATCGGCTTGGAGGTTTTTCGTTTTCGAGAACGGAGTCTCTACGGTTGCCCATCGCTCCCATCTCTCCAACAGCATGGCGGGCAGCGTCATCACGCTCACGGATGCCGCCGGATCTCTCATGTATCTTGAGCCTGAAATTTATATCTCTCCTCAAGGCGTCGCCCGCTGGGCGGGCAGGCTGTATCAGGCGTTCATTTGCGATTCCGGCATCGCGTTTGGAACCGACAAAACGATCCCGGTAGACGACGCAGGAACGACGGCAGTATTCCGAGTCCTCGGCCTACCGTCGATCAATAATTATCGCATCTGTGTTAGGAAGGCATGATGCCGACGTTTCTCAATCTGCAAGCGCGAGCGACGGGCAGTCCAAAAAACGCCGTCGTGATTACTGCCGTTGCACACTGTGACCAAGTTCATACTGCCGACACTCTTGCTCATGTGGCAACTGACCGAACGTCGCTCTTGAAGACCCTATCTGGATCCGCAGCACAATCAGCTCCGCTCCTTATGAAACGGGAAACGTCGACCCCTAAGAACGCCGCGATCATCACGACGATAGGAGACGGGAATTGTGGCCTCTCTCTTGTGGATGTGGTCAGGCAAGAAAGCGGAACAAAAACCTTCGTTCATATGAAGGGCGACATGAACGGTAATTTCAAATCCGACCAAAAGCATCGCGGTGGCGTGGCTGGATGAGTCCAAGGAGATACAATGAAGAATTTCAAGAAGCATCACGCTGAGCATCTGGACGGGACCCGCGGGTCGTGGCGGCCTGCCTTGATCGGTGCGCTCGTTGGCGCGGATGGTCACTACGTCTCGTGGAAAGAGATCGTGGTCGTCTCCTGCCACAACTGCGGCCTGCAGTACGGCGTCGGTGGTGACGAGGCTCAGATCCAACCGGACGGCACGACCGACATCCCGGTCCGCTGCCACCACTGCGGCCTGACCGATCACATGACCTTCGACTCCCACGCCGCCCCCGCCGGGCGCGAGCACTTCGCCAAGATCAAGGCCGAGGCCGAGAAGGGCGTGCGAGATGCACGTCTGAACGCGCTGCACGAGAAGATCAAGGCCGACATGCAGGCCGACCTTCACGACCGGGCTCTGGCCGAAGCACGCAAGATCCTGCCGGACGGAGCGACCAACGCGCAGGAACTCTTCAAGTCCGCGATGGGCAAGAAGTTCACGGGGTAAGGCTTCGAGTCTCGCTGTCCAAGATTGCGTACATCGCAGGACAGTGAATGACCACGAAGCTGCATATCGGCTGCGGCACCGTTTATCTGGACGACTGGATCAACGTTGACGTGCCCTCCTCGGATTGTCATCTCGCCACCGACCGCCCAGATCTCGTCGCCAAGTACCGCACCACGGCCGACGACTATTACGCCCGGCACAAGAAGACGGTCGAGGATCTTCGCAAGGGGCCGCTCCATCAGGAGTACGTCTGCGACCGCTACGGGTCGTACGAGTTCCTCCCCGCCGCGCCCGGCACGATCACCGAGATCCTCGCGCGACATAGTTTCGAGCACCTCTCCATCACGGAAGCCCGGCGTGCGCTCGTTCTTATGAATAGGGTTCTCGCGGCCGACGGACAGCTTGTGCTGGACGTGCCCGATCACGAGGCTACGCTCCGGCTCTACCGAGAGACCGGTGACGAGTTCTTCGTGCGCCATCTGCTCGGCCCACGGAGAAACGACTGGGGTTTTCATTGCATGAGCTACACGCCGGAACGTCTGGACGGGCTCTTGCATGACTACGGCTTCTCCCTGATCGCCGACGAGCCCAACATCCACGTCTACCCCGCCTTCTGCCGTCGTTACGTGAAGCGCGAGGCGATCTGATGGATCAGCCCCTTCTGAGCGTGATCGTCGGCACTATTGATCGCCCTCAGCACATCGCCAACTGCATCGAATCCGTCCGGCGGCACACGACCATTCCTTACGAGCTCATTGTCGGCGACGCATCCGAGCGGCATCCTCCACTGGTTTCCAGCGGCCCCCTACGCGTCGTACGGGAGAAGCCTCGTCTCGGCCACGCCAAGGGCTACAACCAGCTCTTCCGGCAGGCCCGCGGCAAGTGGGTCTGCTGGCTGAACGACGACGCGCGCGTCACGCCCGGCTGGGCCAACAACGCGGTCGCGTTCATGGAGTACACCCCATGGGTCGGCCTCGGGTGCTTCTACTACTCCGAGCACGGCTGCTGCTTCCACCTCTCCCAGTATCAGGATTTCATCTACGCCAACTTCGGGATCCTGTCGAAGCAATTCGGCGACCGCATCGGGTGGTTCGATGAGTGCGTCCGGATGTATGGGGCCGACAACTCCATCACCTTCAAGACGATCCTCGCCGGGAAGGGCGTGTCCGGCATCCCCGGCGCGAAGATCATGCACGAGCCCATCTCGGACGACATTCGCCGCGGCAACATGGCGGGACAAAAATCCGACGAGAAAGCGCTTTTGGACAAGTATCGACCGTTCATGTGGGAAATGAAGAAGTCCATGGCGCGCCTTCCGCAGTCACCATTGAGGATTCCATGATCAAGAAGACGACGATCTCGTTCCACGATACCGGCGACCGCGGTGATCTCGCCGTCTTCGATCTGCCGGGCCCGGAGTGGCAGGGCGTCCGGACATGTCCATTCGAGCCCCGCCGGATCTTCTGGATCACGAACATGCAGCAGCTCGGCCGCCGGGGCGGCCACGCGCATCGCAAGGGCGAACAGTTCCTCTTCTGCCCGACCGGCGGCGTCCAGATCGCGTACCAGTGCCCGGAAGGCAAGGGGCTGGTGGTGCTGAAGGGCTCCAGCGTCGGCGCGTACGTCCCGCCTCTGCACTGGCTGGACATCCGGAACCTGCACACGAAGACGGTGCTCGTCGTGCTGGCCTCGAATCCGTATGACGAAGCGGACTATATCCGCGACCCCGAGGAGTTCAAGAGGCTCTGCAAGTGAAGGTTCCCTACCACGACCTGCAGCCGATCCTCGACATCGAATCCTCCGCCATCGCGGACGCCATGGCTCGCGTCATGAAGTCGGGCCGCCTGATCCTCGGGCCGGAAGTGGAAGCATTCGAGTACGAGCTCGCCGAGCGGATGGGATACGCCCACGCCATCGGAGTGGCCAACGGCACGGACGCCATTGAGCTCGTGCTGGCCCAGCGCCCCTCACACGGCGGCAACGAGGTGCTAGTCCCGGCCAACAGCGCGCCCGCGACGGTGACCGCGGTCATGCGCGCCGGATGCAGGCCGGTATACTGCGAGGTCCAGCGCAACGGGATTATCAACCCGGAGAAGCTGGGCTACTTCCTGACGCCCCAGACCTTCGCCGTGCTGGCAGTGGACCTGTATGGACAGCCCTGCGACTACCGGGCGCTGGCCAACTTCGCACACGCGCGCCAGCTCGCGCTCTACTCCGACGGCGCGCAGGCGTTCGGATCTCAGAGCACCGCCCGACTCTACGTCAACGCCCAGACCATCAGCTTCTACCCGACCAAGGCGCTCGGCGCGCTTGGGGACGGGGGCGCGATCCTGACCAACGATCAGGGTCTGATGCTCGACCTCCGGGCCCGGCGCTTCTACGGGATCTACGACCGCCGCACCCTGCAGCAGGACTTCCTCGGCTGCAACTCCCGGCTGGACGAGCTGCAGGCCGCGATCCTGCGTGAGCGCATGGATGTCGCCGAGAAGTGGTGCGAGGTCCGCCGCGCGGTGGCGTGGTTCTACCACAAGTGGATCCGGACCGATCTCCAGCGCCGCTCCTACGACCACAACCAGAACTACCACATCTTCAACATCCACTGCCAAGATCGGGACGGATCCCGCGAGCGGCTGGCCGGGCGAGAGATCGAGACGGCCATCCATTATCCGATCCCGGCGCACCGCCAGTCCCCCAGCGCCGCGCCGTATCGCGACTTGCCGATCACTGAAGACTTCTGTCGGACGACGCTGTCACTACCGATCTGGGTCGGGATGTCCGACGACCAGATCCATAGTGTAGTGGGCGGCGTCAACGAGTTGTGCAAATGAAGATCGCCTTCGTCGACACCTACTATCCTGACGTCCTCGTCGGGCGTGACAAGGTCTCGTACGCGTCGCGCATGGCCGATCTGATGCGCCTCCACTTCGGGACGGCGTACTACTACTCCGACGCGTTCAAGAAGATGGGCTGGACAGCCATCGACATCATCGGGAACGACACGGATGGCCGCAAGCTCTGGTGCGCCGAGGCGGGCCTCACGTACGAGAACGATCAGGCGTCCGTCATCGACCAGCTCGTCATCTTCGAGCCGGACATCGTTTACATGCAGGACCTCGGCTTCTTCGAACCCACCCAGATCGCGGGTCTCAAGAAGCGCCTGTACTGGAAGTTTGTGTCCCAGCACTCCTGCCCGTGGGCCGGAGACAACCGCATTAAGGCGTTCGACGCCGTCTTCTCGTCCTTCCCGCACTACCTTCCGCGGATCTCCGCGCTGGGCGTTCAGACGTCCATGCTGCCCATCGCTTTCGGCCACCGCGTGCTGGAGCACATCAAGCCCCAGCGCCGCGACCTACCCGTGACGTTCGTCGGGGGTCTGAACGGCACGAGCGGGCACTGGGCGCAGGGCACTGTGATGATGGAGCATGTCGCTGCCGAGGTCCCGGCCTTCAAGTGGTGGGGCTACTTCATCGGCGAGCCGCGCAACTACCCGGCGCTCCAGCGCACCTATCAAGGCCCGGCGTGGGGCATGAAGATGTACAACGTCTACGCCCGGTCGCAGATGGTGATCAATCGCCACGGCGAGGTTGCCGAAGGCTACTCCAACAACATGCGCATGTTCGAGGCGACCGGCTGCGGCGCGCTTCTGCTCACCGAGCAGTCGAAGAACCTGCACGATTACTTCGCGCCGGGCATGGAATGCGTCGCGTACCGTGAGCCCGCGGAGCTGGTCGACATTATCAACAAGCAACTCCTCTGGCAGCCCGAGCTGGTGGCCGACATCGCGAAGCGCGGACAGGCTCTCACGCTGGAGAACCACACGTACGAAAAGCGGCTCGCCCAGATCGAACCCTTCCTGCAGAAGATCGCGGCGGGCAAATGAAGCACTACTGCACGCTGTTCGATCTGAACTACGCCGCCAAGGGCCTCGCCCTGTACGAGTCCATCGCCCGTCACTCTTCGGAGGACTTCATCCTCTGGACCGTGCCGATGAACGACAAGACGTGGGATTTCCTGCAGCACACCAAGAATCTCCGACCGAACATGGCGGTCTTCCGCGACAGCGAGGTTTTCAACGACCGCTTCTGCAAGGCGGCATATGATCGAGAGATCAGCTACCGCTGCTTCATGGCGGCCCCTTGGCTACTACACCATCTCCTCGACATGCCGAGCATCGACGAGGCGACCTACCTTGACGCCGATCTGGGATTCTACGCCGACCCCAAGATCGCGCACGACGAGATGGGCGACAACTCCGTCGGCATCGTGCCTCACCGCTTCATGCCGCACGACGTCGCCCGGCTGTCGCCCAACGGCTGGTTCAACGTCTCTTGGGTCACGGTGAAGCGCGACAAGTGGGGGATGCCGATCCTGTCGCGCTGGCGCGAGCAGACGCTGGAGAAGTGCGACCGCGAAAGCTGCGGCGATCAGAAGTACCTAAACGAGTGGCCGACCTTCTGGAACGAAGACGGCGACGGCGTGCACATCTTCAGCCATGAAGGCATTGGCGTCGCTCCGTGGAACGCCATGAAATATCGTTTCTTCCCGGGCCCCAAGATCGCGCTGCAGGACGGCCCGGGGTTCGGATCGTGGCAGAAAAAGGAGATCGTCTTCTACCACTACCACGAGCTGAAGCGCCGCGCGAAGAACGATTATCAACTGACCGGCTACCCGCTACCCGAGGCGTGCAAGGAGCTGATCTACAAGCCGTACATAGCCCAACTTGAGGTGGGCGAGGATCTCATCACCGAATACGAAAGGACATCGCCATGGTCAAAATCCACTCCCTCCGCACCGACGACCTGAAGCTCCTCGGATACACCCAGTTCTCCGGGCTCAACTTCAAGGGCGCGACGATGGTCGACACCATCGAAGAGGCCGATGCCGTCTTCATCCCGCTCCCGACCCGACCCGTGCTCGACCCGAGCCAGCGCGGCATCCACATGGGCGCGCCGGAGCTGCAGGAGATCATCACCAAGTTCGGGCTGGAGGAGAAGCGCGTCATCACGTACGATTGCAGCGACTTCACGGCGGACTACACCGCCACCAACCCCAACTGCATCTTCATCCGCTGCAGCGCAAAGGGCTGGTACGTCCGGCAGATGCCGCGGACCATCTCGTGGCCGTGGCCCGTCGAAAACTGGGCCGACGTCGTCCCGATGCCGGAAGGTGGATTCAAGTACGACGTCTCCGGCCACATGTGGCTCAGCTCCTCCACCCGAGTGAACGCCATCGACAGCGTCCGGGAGACCTTCGGCGCGCGGGCGGACCTCGTGACCCGCAAGGAGTTCTGGGGCTACCTCGAACGCGACGACCTCGCCCGGGCCATGCCTATGAAGGTCGCCATGAAGAAGTCCATGCAGGAGAGCCGAGTCTCCCTCTGCCCGGCGTCGATCCCCAACGTCTTCCCGTACCGGTTCTTCGAGGCTCTGAGCGCCGGACGCGTGCCTGCGCTGTTCTGCTCCGACTACGTCCTACCGTTCGGCACCAAGGTGAAGTACAACGACTTCTGCCTGATGTTCGGCGAGGAGGACAGCAGGCAGGCCGGGCCTCTGATCAAGGAGTGGCTGTCGCGTCACACAGACGACGAGATCATCGCCATGGGCCTGCGCGGGCGCGAGGCGTTCCAGCAGTGGCTCAACGTGCGTGATCGCGGCGACGAGCTCATGACGTACGCTATCGAAGAGGCGCTGCGATACGACGGGCTACTCAAGCCCTAAGACCCGCGGGTGGTATGTACCCGACCAAGTCCGGTCGGGGAGGACCGGGATTCCCGCCGCCGGACAACACCGGCTTCTAGGGTCCAAGATGGCGTGCACATCGTAGTCGCATCGACTGCATCGTACTCAGACGCGTGGGGCCCGTTTCAGGCGCTCTTCCGGATGTTCTGGAAGGACTGTCCGTTCCCGGTCACGCTCGTCACCGACCGCGGCACAGAACCGTGGGATCTCGGCCAGCGCTTCGACGTCGGTGATGATCGAGGATGGTGCAAGAACCTCCTCGCCTTCGTGAAGGACGTGCCCGAGGACAAGGTCCTCCTCCTGCAGGAAGACTTCTGGCTCAACTTCCCGACCGACACGGCGTTTATCAATCGCGCCGTCGCAGCTATGAATGCCGACCCCAAGATCGCGGCGTTCCGCATCTATCCCTGCCCCGGGCCAGAGGGACCGATCAACGAGGAGTATGGTCTTCTCCGGCCGGGCTCGGCCTACCGCGTGAGCTGTCAGGCCACGATCTGGCGCAAGGACGAGCTCGTCAACCTCCTCGAACGATTCGATCACCCGCGGGACTTCGAGATCCAAGGCACCATCTACGCCAACGCCGAGCGCGCACACTTGAAGTACGTCGCCGTCGAGGAGCGCGATCCGAACAAGTGGCCGATCCAGTATTACTGCTCCGCCATCACCCGCGGAGAGTTCGACCGGGGCGCGCTGGAGTTCTGCAAGAAAATGGGCGTGCCGGTGCATGAAGGCCGCCCCATCATGGGCGGTCCAAGGTAATAGCAACGGATTGCCCATGACTTCAGACGAAAAACTTGACCGTCTCAGCAACGAAGTACACCAGCTCGGACTCGGGCTCGCCCGAGTCGAAGGCGGGATCACGGCACAGAACGCCTTGCTGGGCCAGTACCGACACGAGATCGCAGAGGCCAAGACCCAGACCAACAAGCTCGAAGGCCGCATCTGGGGCATCGTGATCGCCGTCGCCGGGTTCGGCCTCTCGTCCATCGCCGCCCTCGTCATGTCCGCCACCCTGCATACCAAAGCCCATGAGGCCGTCGCCATGGTGGCGCGGCTCTTTTGATTGGAGTGACCATGAACCGCTTCGCCCGCGTCCTGCCTCTTCTCGCTCTCCTGTGCCTGTTCGCCCTGTCCCTCACGGGATGCGGCCTGCTGGATACCTTCTTCCTCGGGGATCCGACCGATCCGACCTCGGTCTCGAATCCGCCCGCGAAGCAGTTCGCGGACGCGATCAGCGTTCTTATCCCGGTATGGGGTCCCATCTCCGCCACGGCCCTGACCGGATTCGGCTGGCTCTATGCTCACCTGCGCGGCAAGAAGCGCGAGTCGGCGTTCCCGGCGCTGGTCCTCGACATCATCAACGCGGTGATGGCGGCCAAGGGCGGCACGTTGAACTACGATCTCCTCTACACGACCCTCAAGGATGCGACCACTCTGTTCGCCAACAAGGACAAGTTCGTCAAGCTGGTGGACGATGTGCAGGCGTCGCTGAAGCAGGTACTCGCTGATGGGTTCCAGCCGGAAGACATCGGGAAGGTCGTCGACGCCGTCAAGGCCGACTTCGTTGACGTCGCGGCCATTCCCAGCGCACCTGCTGCGCCCGTCGCCCCCGCCGCCCCCGCCCCGGAAGCCCCGGCAGCGCCGAGCGCCTAAGCTCGGCCCCGGCGGCTGGCGCTTCAAAGAGAAGCGCGAGAACGCCGAATACTGGCTCTGTTCCGAAGGGACGATCTTCTGCGGTGGAGAATACCGTCCGGGACTGGGCCTGTGCACCAACTGCCGCACGCGCCGCTACCATCAGAAAAAAGGGAAGGACACGCGCCGCAATGTCTGGACGTTCATCCGGTATCACGATCAGAGCGGCGCGCGGTCCGGCGGTGGTGGCCACCTCTTCATCCGGTACTCTCCTGCCCTATTCCAAAACAAGAAGCGTCGCAATCTCTCGTACGCGCGCGTTCTTTATGAAAGGGTGATGAGGACAACATTGTCACCCGATCAAGTGGTCGTTTATCTGGGGGCTGGGTCAGTGCCAACGTTTGAAGAGCTCCATGTCGTGGGTCGTGACCAGACTCATGACGCTCAACTGACCAAAGTTCTCATGTACCGCGGATTCTAAGGAGATCACCTTGAAGAGCCTGAAAGTTGAGCTGGAGCCCGCAAAGAACGGCTGGGCAGAGATCGACGTCACGTCGTGCCTCCACTTCGGTCATGCCTGCCATCTTCGTGAGCAGACGCTCGCGCTCTTCGACGAGGTGATGCAGACCCCCGGGCGTTACCTGTGGTCGCTCGGCGACAATCAGGACAACGGCACCAAGAACTCCCCCGGGGCAAGCGTGTACGAGAACACGCACAACCCCAAGCAGCAGCTCATCCTCTCGGCCGCCATGTACCGCCCGCTCGTGAAGGCGGACAAGGTCGTCATGTTCCAAGACTCGAACCACTCCGCCCGGATCATGAAGGACGTCGGCTTCATCACGTCGGAAGACGCGATGTACCGTCTCCTGACCGGCGACGCGCTGTCGAAGCGCGACTGGAAGGTCGTGGAGAAGTACGCCATCGGCGGCTTCGCCGGGCGCGACAAGGCGCAGGCCGAGAAGTGGATCGTCGACCTCGCCGCCGACTGCCCGGACGTGCGCACTCGGAAGCCTCTCTGGGGCGGCTGGCAGGCCATCACCGAGGTCAAGGTCGGATCCCAGACGTACACCGTCCACTCCATGCACGGCGAGGGCGCGGGCACCGCGTCGGCGTCGGCGCTGCAGGCCGTCATGAAGCAGCAGGAGATCGCCCACGCCGACCTATTCCTCCGCGGCCACCACCACAAGCGCGTGCTGGCCGATGCGGACTACGCGCACTTCACCTCGCACGGGCAGGACGCGGAGATGCGCCGGATCGGATACCTGACCACGGGCTGCATGCTCGGCTACCACAACTCGTACGGCGAGGCCAAGGGCTACCGTCCGACGTCGCCCGGCATGGCCCGCCTCCACCTGAACGCCAAGGAGCACCGTTTCCGTCTGTCAATGTAATCCCCGGCGGATCGGGGTGTGATCGACTTGTGCCTGCTTATTCCGGGCGCTCGCCGTGAGGCCCAGAAGCCGCCACCCTGATCCGTCGATTATCAACGCTTGAGGAATCTATGAGCCGCGAAACCATGAAGCCCTGTAAGTCCTGCGGGTCCACCTGCGATGGACAGTTCAGCGCCTTCTGCTCCACCAAGTGCAAGACCGGCCAGCAGGCCGTCGAGCAGCTCGGCACCCAGCTCATCAACCTGAAGCCCGCCGCCGTGAAGCACATCTACTTCTACGACTTCGCGTTCGGCGACCTCTGCGATCTGTTCACGACGTACCTGATCAAGCATCTGAACGCCTCCGACCTGACGAAGCAGCGGGTCATCCTGCGCGCGCTGGAACGCGTCGAGCGGGCGATCACGACCAAGCTGGACAAGTGGAATCCCGCCCCCGCGATCCGCAAGACGATCAAGGACGAGATCGAGGCGCTGTACCACGCCAACATGCTGATCTGGCGGTGGAAGGATGAGCACTTCACTCATGGCCCGGAGTATCGCCTCCAGACTCCCACCGACGAAACGTGGGCCGACTTCGTGGACGCCTACGCCCTGCGTGACGCCGCGCGCCGTCAGCTCGACCGTCTCGTCGAAGGTTTCACCATGACGGACAAAACCTATGATCAGCCCCGATCCTAAGAGAGTCCTCGTCACTGGGGGCTACGGATTCGTCGGCCGCAACCTTCTTGGCTACCTGAAGCAGAACCATCCTGAAGTCAACGCCATGTACTTCAGCTCCAAGAAGTACGACCTGACGGATCTCGCCGAGACGCGCGCCCTCTTCAAATTCTCCAAGCCCGACGCCGTCATCCATCTCGCGGCGACGTGCGGCGGGATCTTCGCCAACATGATGAACCCGGCGACGTTCTGGGGAGAGAATCTACGCATGGGCCAGAACATCCTCGACGCGTCGGTCGAGTTCGGTGTCCAGAAGCTGGTCATGATGGGCTCGGTCTGCAGCTATCCCAAGGAGCCCGCCACGATGCCATTCGCCGAGGACCAGCTCTGCATGGGCTGGCCCGAGATCACCAACCGGCCGTACGGGATTGCCAAGCTGGCGCTGCTGGAAGGCTGCCGCGCGTACAACGCCCAGCACAACCTCCAGTACACCTACCTTATCCCGACGAACATGTACGGCCCGGCCGACAACTTCGAGCTGGAGTCGAGCCATGTCATCCCGGCGATGATGCGCAAGTTCCACGAGGCCGTGGCCTTGAAACGGAGCGAGGTGGTGCTCTGGGGCGACGGCACCCCCTCCCGGGACTTCCTGTACGTCCACGACTGCGCCCGGGCGATCTACAAGGCGCTGGACACGGACACCGGCACCCAGCCCCTCAATCTGGGCAGCGGGCAGGAGACCACCATGACCGGCCTCGTCCAGATGCTGCGGTCCGTGACCGGCTTCGAGGGCGACGTGGTCTGGAACCTCGACCGCCCAAACGGACAGCCCCGGCGGTTCATCGACTACCGGGAGGCCCAGCGGGTCATGCACTGGACGCCCCTGACCACCACTTTCGAGGGGATCCAGAAGACCTACGCGTGGTACCGCAAAAACGGTGCCATGACCCTCCCGAACTAAGCCGGACGGGCGTTCTTACATGGCAAGGCCCTTCCGGCTGCGCCAGAGGCCCGCTGTGGGCCCGTACGGACGAGGGATGACCTAGAACACCAACCTGACCCGTTTGACGCGCTGGAGGGCATCTGTGAAGGCCGTAGTGAAGCCTGTCTGGACGTACCTGCAAGATGTCTCCCTTTTGGAGCAGGACCGGCTGGACAAGGCTTTTGCCATCCCCATCCCCGGGGTGATGTTCCAGCCCCGCATGCGCAGAATGATCCAGCAGAAGCTCTGGGACGGCTGCTTCCACTTCTACGACAAGAAGCAGGCCCGGATCCAGTCCGGCCTCCTCCAGAAGCTCCGGCAGGCGTTCCCGCAGGTCGTGGTGGAAAACCACTGCCTCGACAACCACCTCCAGCAGTGGGCCGACGCCAAGGTGGCGGCGCGCACCGTCGAGATCAACGGCATCACCTTCTCGACCGACCAGCGCAACAGCATCATCTCCGCCGTCGAGAACGTCCGGGGCATTCAGAAGCTGGCCACCAACGCGGGCAAGACCGAGGTCGGGGCCGGACTGATCAAGGCGCTGCAGCTCAAGGCTCTCTGGGTGATCCACCTGAAGGGTCTCCTCCACCAGACGGCCGAGCGGCTGGAGCTCCGCCTCGGCATGCCGGTCGGTCGGATCGGGGACGGCATCGACAAGCCGCAGGCGTTGGTCGACGTCGCCATGATGCAGTCCATCCGCCCCAAGACGAAGGCGGGACGCGAGCGGCTGGCCCAGTACGACGTGATCCTGTTCGACGAGGCGCACCACCTCTGCAGCGACACCCAGCAGAGCATCGCCAAGGCGTGCGTCAATGCCCCCTTCCGGTACGCGTTCGGTGGATCCTTCCCGAAGGAGGACATCAAGCGCCTCAAGATCATGGCCGCGACCGATGCCACCGTCCTCTACGATCTAACCAACAAGGACCTGATCGCCAGCGGCTGGAGCGCGAGCCCGACCGTCCACATCCAGACGATCCAGCACAAAGACTTCGACGACAAGAAGTACCTGATCGAGCAGGAGATCCCGGCCGACATGGACGGAGATCCGGAGGATGAGGAGGCGGAGACCGATACGATCCGCCGGGTGCTCTACCACAAGGTGGATGAGGATCTGATTTCCAACAACCCCAAGGTCGACGAGGTCGTGCTGACCGAGATCGAGAAGTATTTCATGAAGGGCATGACAACACTGGTGCTGGTCGACCGGCTCGCGCACGGGGAGCGACTTGGCCGGAAGCTGGGCGGCAAGGGCATCAACTACGAGTTCCTGAACGGATCGCACAACAGCGCCTTCCGGGAAGCCAAGCTGCGGGAGTTCAAGAAAGGTACCCTGCCCGTCATCATCGCCACCAGCATCCTCGACGAGGGCATCGATGTCCCCCGCGTGCAGTGCGTCGTACTCGCGGGCGGCGGCAAGTCGAGCGTGAAGCTCCTGCAGCGGCTCGGCCGCGCGCTGCGTCGGAAGCAGGGCATCGGCGAGAACGTCGCCCACATCGTCGACTTTTTCCACTTCGGATCTAAGTATTCCTCCAAGCACGCGCGCGAGCGGGAGAAGGTCTACAAGTCCGAAGAGTTCGAGATCGTTCGAGAAGGGACAACCACTCTGTGATGAAAACCCCATTTACCGTCGAGTTCGAGCAGGCCGTGCTGGTCTGTCTCGTGCAGGATCAGAAGTTCATGCGCGAGGCTCTGTCGGTTCTCAGGCCGGAGTATTTCGTCGAGGCCCTACACGCGTCCGCCTGCGCCTGTATCTCCTCGGCCTACGTCAAGACCAAGCTGCCGCCCAGCAAGGTAGGGCTGCTGTCAGGGCTCGTCGAGGCGGAGCGCCAGCGGCTGCGCTCGAAGAAGAACTCCGAGGAGGAGATTATCATCGAGCCGTGCCGGAAGCTGGTGGACGTTCTCTATGCTCCGCACAACGCCATGGCCGACGTCCAGCAGCGCTTCCTCGAATTCTGCCGCCAGCGCGAGATGGAGAACGTCATCCTCGAACAGCACGAGAAGCTGGAGAAGGGCGAGATCGGACCGGCCGAGGTCGCCGACGCCGTCCGCCGCACGCACCAGCGTCTGTCGTCGAAGTCTCAGGGCGGCAGCAACTTCTTCATGGACCTGATGAACCTGCCCGCGGAGATCATGGAGCAGCGCGGCAAGATGTGGACGACCGGCTTCCCCGGCCTCGACGAGAAGATGGGCGGCGGCGTCAGCGCGGGCACGCTGGCCGTCGTGCTGGCCGGGCCCAAGGGCGGCAAGTCCACCGTCCTCCGCAACACGGGCTACAAGAACATGGCGCGCCAGAAGACCAAGGTCGTGCACTTCACCTGCGAGATCAGCGAGAAGAAGACCAAGAAGTGGTACGCCTCACGGATGAGCAGGATTCCGTACCACAAGCTGCACGAGCAGCCCGACCTGATGGTCCAGCGCTGCGCCGAGTTCTGGGAGAAGAACGAGTCCATGCTGATCGTCAAGGGCTACCCGGCGGCGACCGCAACCTGCGACGACTTCCGGTCGTACCTCTACTGGCTGGAGCTGGACCAGAACATCAAGGCCGATCTCGTCATCATCGACTACGGCGACGAGGTGCTGCCTATCGAGAAGAAGGGCGAGGTCCGTCACGACCTCGGGCAGGTCTACAAGGAGATGCGTGTCCTCGCCGACGAGTTCGCCGTGCCCGTGGTGACCGCGTCCCAGACCAACCGCGAGTCGCTCGACAAGCAGGTCATCACGATGAAGGACATCTCGGAGTCGATCCAGAAGGTGCAGGTCGCCGATCACATCTTCTCGGTGTGCATGACCGACGAGGAGCGCAAGCAGGGCAAGGGTCGCCTGTTCTTCGCCGGATCCCGCGAGGCCGAGACCGGCGGGCAGATCAACATCGTCCACGACTTCGGGACCAGCTTCATGGAGCAGGCCCGGGACCAGCTCATTATCACCCACAACTGATGAGCTCCATTCTCGACGTCTTGGATCGCAACGGAGTGACCGCCCGGCCGACCGGCAAAGCGTCGGAGTACGTCGTCACTTGTCCTGTATGTGCCAAGCCCAAGTTGTACGTCAACGTGGAGAAGAAGGTCTGGGTCTGCTACGTCTGCGGAGATGGCGGCTACGCATCGAAGCTCTTCAAGCTCTTCGGCATCAAGCACCGCGAAGCCTTCAAGCCGGACCTCGACACGCTTCGCCAGCGGGCGCACGACAAGATGGCCGCCAAGCATGGGGTCGTCGAGGCGGTGGAGGAGATCCATCCGCTGCCCGACGAGTTCAAGCCCATCATCCCGGGGTTCGCCGCCATGGGCATCGTCGGCACCACGATCTACGAGTACCTCCTTCGCCGCGGCATGACGAACGAGCAGATCCTATCGTGGAAGGTGGGCTACTGCGCCGAGGGCCGGTACCGCGGCTGCTGCATCATCCCGGTCACCGACAAGTCCGGCGCGGTCGTGACCTTCCAAGGCCGCCGCGTCATGGGAGTCGGCCAGAAGAACGCCAACCCTCCGGGCGGTGGGGGCTTCCTGTTCAACACCGAGTTCGCGCAGGGACACATGGGGATCGTGGTAGTCGAGGGTCCCTTCGACGCGGCATCGATCCACACGCGCCTCAGCAAGACGATGGGGATCTCCAGCATCGCTCTACTCCGGCACAGTATCGCCGAGGAGGGCGCGGCCTACATCGCGAGGATTATCAAGCCCAAGATCGTCTGGGTCGGACTCGACCCGGACGTCGAGAACACGTACATGCACAAAGTTGGGGGAGCGCTTCGGGCGAACGGGTGCCCGGAGGTCTTTGTCGCGCTCTTCCCGCAGGACCCCGATGAGCTACCGACTGATGCGCTGCTGGACTGCCTCGACAAGGCCAAGCCCGCGCGCCAACTGAGGAAATGATGAGCGACAAGAAGATTGTGGAAGTGATCGGCCTCGGCGAGATCGGCGGCGCAGTATTCGGCGAGCTCCTGAACGGTCTCAACAAATTCGACCTGATCGGCGTGGACGTCAACCCGGCCAAGTTCGACACCACGCTCGGCGGAGTGGCCTACTACACCGAGCCCGTCCCGGCCGACGTGTACATCATCTCGGTCTGGACGATGGACCAGCTCATGAAGGTGATCGATCAAGTCGGGCCGGACGCGCAGAAGCGCAATGCGCTGGTCGTGATCGAGAGCACCATCGAGATCGCTCGCCTCGACGAGATCGCCGACAAGATGCAGTACTACGGACTTCTGGACTGCCTCGTCACCATGCCGCATCGCTGGAATCCGGGCGATCCCCACCACGGCGTGTTCAACCAGAACCGTGTGCTAGGCACATTCACGACAGCGGCGGCGACGAAGGCTATCAACTTCTACACCCACTTCATGCCGATCACCAACATCCATGTCACGGACTTCTGGACCGCGGCGGCGTCGAAGGTGGCGGAGAACGCATGGCGGGCGCTGGAGATTATCATGTCGCAGGAACTCCTGCTGTCGTGCGCCCGCAACGGCTACGACTTCGTCCGGCTGCGCAAGGCGATGAACACCAAGTGGAACATCGACGTCAAGGAGGCTCGGGACGGGGTGAAGGGCAAGTGCCTGCCGAAGGATCTCGCCTTCTTCTGCGATGCCTTCCCTGACCACACACTGGCGCGGATCTCCAAGCTCCTCAACGAGGACTACATTCAGAAGTGGAAGCCGAATGATTTGGGGTCTCCGCGTTCATGATGGTGTCCAAGAGATTGGACGACTGCTCTCTGAAAAGAAGATTGCTCCCGTAGTTCAACAGCTAGAACCGCGTCAAAGGTCGCTGCACAAAAACAGTGGACATGAAGCTAATGCAGGTTCAAATCCCGCCGGGGGCTCTTAGAAAAGCTGGGGCAGAACGGGTGCAACTCCCGGACCACAATGGACGTGAAAGCGTTCGTGGATGGTGTAACAGCAGCACTCCCCACACTCTAGATTTTACCCATCCTGTGCTTGGGAGTGTGGCAGGCACAGGACTTATCGGTGGGTCGTCTAAGATAGGACGCCGGGGTTCAGCTCCGGCAATGCAGGTCTCGATTCCTGCCCCATCGACCAATATTTATACTTTCTGAGACCGGCCGCGTGTATGTCGGCCAAATCTTGGAGCGAGCGGTGCCCGACCGGCCATGCGACGCGGTAGCACTAACGGTCTCGCACAAACAATCAACCCCGGATCGGCTCGCGAGAGTCGCCCCGGGGTTCTTTGTTTTTCATGCTCGCCTCCGTCTCCATTGTCCAAGGGTATAGCACATGAAACTGACAAAAGAAGAAGCTGCGAAAGAACTCAACAACTTACGACTTGCTGCTGACCCAACACCAAACAACGAACGACTGATCTCTTCACTTGAACTAGCCATCAAAATTCTCACTCCATCTCCGAAGCGCAAGCGTTCTTAAAGACATCGGGGCATTAGGCTCATCGGACTCAGGTCCTCAACCGCCGTTCGCCCTACCACGACATTTTCACATTTCGTCACCGGTCTCTGAAAATCTGGAAGTGGTGATAGGACCAAGCGCCGACCGAGGCAATAGCACTCGACCGCGCGGGGAGCCGGAGATCCTACGGAATAGGATCGCCTCAGTGGCCGACCGCCTGAACCTCAAGGTTCTGCCTAACGTGGAATACACCCGGATGCAATCCCGAGGTGCCACGGGGGACTCTGATCTATCTCGTAAAGCAAGGCCACATGGGGGCCGAGCGAGAGACGCGCAATACGTAGGGCCTGCGCGCGCGACAGCGTGAGACTGAGACCGACGCCGATGACAGGGGATTGAGAATATCCCTAGAAGGCTACGTCCGAAATTTCCACTTCCAGAGTCCAACCCTCCTTCCCACCGCGTCGTGCGGGGCTGGGGGAACTCTCTGCCTCTGACATCTCTGCTTCTTTCCGAGAAGAATCAGAGTTCTCTCTCTTTAAGTGCTGAGTAGAAGCATTCATGAGAGAGTGTTAGGAGACAGCGACATGAGCAACAAGTACGACGCCCCCTGTCGGGGCAGCGAATCCCTGAACCACTGCGCCGAGCACATGCAGTCGATCTTCAAGTGTTCGGAGGAGAAGGACGCCCTACTGCGTCTCTCCCACGCCGCGACCGAAGCATCCCAGAAGGCCCATGGCGACGACCTGCTGAAGGTCAGCAAGATGCTCGTCGACAAGGCCGTCCCCGCCCACAACGCGAAGGTCCGTGAGATGGCCGCCCTGCGCCTCATCAACGCCGATCTGGAGGTCAAGCTCAGCGATCACAAGGCCGCCGTGGGCGAGCTGGAGGACGAAAAGGACGACGTCCACATCGATCTGTGCGAGCAGAACCGCAGCCTGCAGCGCATCGTCGAGCAGCAGAACACCGAGCTGGCCGAAGATGCCAAGCTGATCGAGGAGGCCACCGCCGCCCTCAACTCGGTGAGCGACGCGCTCGACAAGGCCAACGAGCAGGCCGCGGAGCTCATGGCGTTCATCGTCACCAACGAGCTGCTCGACAAGATGTCGAAGGAGGAGCAGTCCAAGGATCCCATGGACGTGGAGCTGCCCGACCGCGGCTTCGCGTCCGAGGTCGAAGACGCCCTGCAGTCCGACCAACCCCCGCCGCCCGATCCGGAGCAGGATCCGCGCCCGGAGCCCCCGGCCATCGACGGCGAAGGGCCGATCTAAGCCGACCATGCGCCTCCCAGAGCGTCTGAACGCCGTGCTCACTGTGATCGCCTGTCTCCTCGCGGTGCTGGGCGCTCTGGGAGTTGTCGAGCTGGTGTGGTACTGGTTCATCCGATCCCTGTTCATCATGTGCGGAGGCAGCCCATGACCATCACGAAGATCGACCTCGCGCTCTGGACGCCCATGGGAGAGTGCGACAGGCCCCACCGCCGGTCGTTGTGTGTGAACGGCAACTGGTACCACAAGGCTGGGAACGTGTTCGTGCATCTGGAGGGTTCCTTCACCCAGACCGAGCGCGGAGAGAAAGCGGCGCTCGTCGCGAAGGCGCTCGGCTACACGGTATTCACGTTCTCGCACAGTACGATTCAGTCCGAGGACGCGCGTTCCTAATAACAAGGGAAACCGCGACTGAGTCAGGGGCCGCTTATGTGCAGGACTGACGGGATCGCGTGTAAGACTGAGCATCCGGCCCGCATGACGGCATCCGCGGACTACGTGAGCGGGACAGCTCGTGCTCCTTTAATTTTTTGAGGTGTGAGATGGCGCGCGTGCAGACGATCATGACGACCGACCAGTACGAGAAGCTGGCGGCTACGCCGAGAGCCAAGCGCCCCGCGAAGGCGCGAGCCTTCAAGATGGTGTACGGCAACTTCTACTCGCACAAAGTGAGCCGCAAGGGCCACAACATCATGTATCGGATCGGGGAAACCGTGCGCAATCCGGACGGCGTAGACCGCGGAAGGTATCGGGAGTGCTCGTTCGGTCTCAACATTGCCTCCCTTCAGTGGCTGGCTCTCCACCCCCGCGCCAATATTTTGTCCAGCCATGCGACCACGCTCATGCTGATGGTCGAGTTCGATCCGCGCAAGGCTGTCTTCCCTGTCTACTCGGGCGGCAAGTTCCGCGTCGCCAAGCTGCGCGTGCTCGGGCTTGTCTCCAAAGGCACCGGCAAATTGAAGAGGTGAACCATGGCCGATCAGATCGTGCACAAGATGACGATGAAGCGCGGGGCCCAGCCTGCGCAGTATCGTCTCCACCATCCGACCGATCCCGCGAAGTCGCCGAGCATGCTCAGCCAGATCCACGCGGCCGTGACTCTCGACGCGGTGGACAAGCTGGAGCGGCAGGCCGCGGGCATGACCGGCGCGAGCGCGAAGACGCGGCGGAGCTGGCAGCGGGCGATGGACGCCCGTCGTCGGGCTCTGGTGAAGCTGTAGATCCAGTACGTAGCAGGACTCACTCCTCCGGGGCCGCACCCCGCTGAACCTGTCAGCACGACGAAGATGAGATAAGGTCGTGCCCAAATCTTGAGCGACCGGACAAGTGCGGCGCGCCGAGCAGCGCGCGGCGACGCATCTGAAGCTCGGACAGGCCCACACGGATTCTGAGCATGTGGCCGTGGGGGATAGCAGGTTCAAATCCTGCGCCGGTCGCTCGTTATTCTGGAGTGCTTCTGGGCTGGGTCACTGACACGCGGTGCGGTGCTGAAACACCAGAACCATCCGTTTCAGCGGACAGGTCAGTGACCCGACTCCGGCGCACTTCAGCGGTCGAGGAAGCTGATGATGTCGAGCGGGTGGACGGCGTAGTTGACGTGGGTGATCGGATGCTCGCGGTGCGGATCGACCAGCTTGACATGCTTCATGATCGCCACCAGAGTCCAGTGGCCGCTGATCTTCACCCAGCACCCGCCCCCGCTGTTGCCGTACGTGATCGGCGCGGACGTGCTGATCGACCGCATCTTGGCTTCCAGATCGGAGATGTAGCCCGCGGTGAGGTGTGCGGCGTCGACGAAGCCCGCACCATCCGGATGACCCAGCGTCGCCGGGTATCCCATCACGAGGCACGGCAAGTAGACGCAGATGTCCTGCCCGTACTGTCGCTCCGTCAGGACCCGCGCCACTCCCGGGAAGCCGGACTTGCCTTCGAGAAGGGCCAGATCCTTCACGACGTCAAATGTTACGATTTTCATTTGACTATTCCAATTTGAATGATACATTCCATTATGATACGAGACGGTCGCCTCGGTGGATCCGCGCACGACATGATAGCACGTCAGGACTCGCGCGACCAGATCATCTTGATAGACGACCACGCCGCTACCCCCGCCTCCTTCCGGCGTCTCGATCAGCACGGTTGCCCGGGCGATCTCCTTGTCAATCTGGAAGGCCGCCTGCACTTCGGCCGACGGACTCGGGCCCGTGATCACGGCACCCGCCCCGAACATCACAACCGACGCCAGAGCCATCGCCACGTAGAGCCAGTGGGCTTTTAGGAAATTCATGATGCACCTCACAATTCCTTGGACATCGAGCATTCATATATCTGCAGTGAAAAATAGGTGTAACTAAAAAGGTTACACGAAGTCTCTGAATTATCGCTGTAGGCGCAACAACGGTAGTTACGGGTGGTGGGCAGCCGGGTGTTCCGGCTGACGCAGTTCTGATGGACAGGTAGAGGGAACAAAATCATGGCCAATCCGACGAATCTTGGAGTCTGCCCGAAGAGTTCCAATTTGCACTCCGGCCCGATCCCGCGCCACGACTTCGCCGCCCTGCTGGAGTTCTACCGGCTGTACATCCAGAAGATCGCCCAGAAGCACGCCGGGCCGCACCCCTACTGCTCCATGGAGGACATCTTCCAAGAGCTGAGCATGGTGCTCTGGCAGGTCCAGCAGAAGTACCCCACCAAGCCCGACTCGGAGTTCCATGACATTCTCGTCAGCAGTCTCATCAACAAGATCGTCGCCCACTTCCGGGTGAAGCGCGTCGGCCGGGACAACGCCATGGTCCGGCTGGACGCCGACGCGGGCGGCGACGGTTCCCACGGCTCGCGGCGCGACCCCTACCCCATCGTCCGGACGGAGCAGTCCGAGGACTTCTACCGCGCCGGGATCTTCGAGCTGGTCGACACGTTGCCGCCGGAGACGAAGCAGGCCGCGCTCGACGCGATGGACCCGGCCAACCGCGGCCATGTCGGCGGCTCCAAGAAGGCGTACCATGTCGTGAAGAACGCACTCAATGGCGTCTGAGAACCCAGCGCGTCCCAACTGCTTTGCACGTCTGCACGATCCGCAGAACGGGTTGTGTCAGGCGTGCGCGGTCATGGTGACCTGCGGCGTCGCGCGCATGAAGACGTGGTTGCTTGAAGGTCCGATGCCGACGATCCGCACGCCGCAGGTCCGCGTCAACGACTGGCCGCCGGGCACCTGCCGCTGGGCCGCCCGGGAGGCGATCAACCGACTCGACGGCACCTTCACCGAGATGGACGTGATCATCCCGTATCACGCCATCTGCCGTTCGATCAAGCATCGCCCGGGTAACCCCGAGCGCACAATCCGCCGGGTCGTCTCGGATCTCGTGCGCGCAGGCGTTCTTATCAGAACAGCGAAGGCGAAGCTACAACATGGATCTCACTGATCAGGACTACACCGACCTGCACGTCCACTCGACGTACAGCCTCCTCGACGGTACCGCTGATCCTTCGCAGCTCCTCGAAGCGACCAAGAAGCTCGGCCGGAAGCAGATGGCCCTCACCGACCACGGGTCCATCGACGGCTGGCTCCGGTTCCAGAAGGCCGCGCAGAAGATGGGCGTGCAGCCCATCTTCGGATGCGAGCTCTACATGCTGGAGAATTTCGAGGAGCGCGAGTCTGGCAAGCACAAGAACCTTCACCTCTCGGCGATTGCCAAAACCCCGGAGGGCGCGGGCAAGCTGATTCAGGCGCTCGGCTACGCCAACATGGAGGGCATGGGCAAGCACGGCTTCGCCGCGCGTCCGTTCCTTCCGCTCGACTACCCCATCGCCCACAACTGGGGTGGCGACGTGATCATCATGACCGGCTGCGCGAGCTCGCCGTTCTGGAATGCGGTCGGCGGGGACGAGCTGCTCGGATTCTACAAGGACCACTTCAAGGACGACCTGTACGCCGAGATCATGCCGATCCACGACTGGGTCGATCCGCTGCTGCCTCCATCCGATCCGGCCCATCTCGTGCAGGGCGCGATCAACCGGAAGGCTCTTGCGGCGTGCGACCGGTTCGGCATCAAGCCCGTCGTGACCAGTGATATCCATTACGTCACGCCGGAGGATGGCCAGTTCCACGAAGTCGTTCTTGGTCTCGGCCAGAAGTACATGACGTGGAACAATCCGAAGAGGTGGAAGTTCGAGACGCACTGCAGCTTCGTCCATACGGTTTCCGGCCTGCAGGAATCGCTTTTCAAGATGGGGCACGATCATGATCTCTCATGCGCCGCCATTCGGAACACGCGCGAGGTGGGAGAGAAGTGCTTCCACAAAATTCACCAGCCCACCATCAAGCTCCCTGCGGTCATCGGCGAGATGTCCGACGAGGAAGAGCGCGAGCGTTTTCTTCAGCTCGTCATGGCGGGTCTTCGGGCCAGAGGAGTCGCAGATCGCCCGGGATATCTTGAACGCGTTGCGACCGAGTACGACGTCATCGCACCGAAGGGCTTCGTACGATACATGCTCATGGTGTGGGATGTCGTCAAGTGGGCCAAGACCCACGGCGTGCTCATCGGCCCTGCCCGCGGTTCGGTGGGCGGTTCTCTCGTGGCTTTCGCCCTTGGGATCACTGATCTCGACCCTATTGTCCACCGTCTGTGGTTTGAACGGTTCATCGACCCGGAGCGCAACGACCTCCCCGACATCGACATCGACATCGAAGATAGGAACCGGCACCTCGTCGAGCAGTACCTGAAGGAGAAGTACGGCGCGTACAACGTCGCGCACGTCTCCACTTTCTCAACCATGCTCGGGAAGACCGCCATCAAGGACGTGTCCCGCCTGTTCGAGGTCCCACTCGTCGAAGCCCAGCGCATGTGCAACTGCATTCCCAAGATCCACGAGTCCGATGCGCGGGCCCACTTCACGATCAAGGACACCATCGAAGGGGGAGATCCCGATGCCAAAGCGTTCGCGTCCAAGTATCCTCATGTCGTTCAGCACGCGGCCCAGCTTGAGGGGCAAATTCGCGGGTGCGGCATTCACGCGGCTGGCTTTGTTGTGTCGGCGGATGATCTTAGAACGTCTGCGAGAGCACATCTTGTCACTCGACACGGCAAGGTCTCGATCAACTGGGACAAGAACGACGCCGAGTCCATGGGATTCGTCAAGCTCGACCTGCTAGGAATCTCTACGCTTTCAGCGGTCGCTGAGGCGGTTCGCCTTGTCGAAGCGCGGCACGCCCGGAAAATCGAAATGACCGAGCTGCCGCTGACCGATCCCAAGACGTACGAGATGATCGGCCGGGGCGAGACGGCGACGTGCTTCCAGATCAACACCGCGGGTACGACGAAGTATTGCAAGAAGCTGAAGCCCGACAACTTCGAGCACCTCGCGGCGATTACGGCTCTGTGGCGGCCCGGCCCTATCGCGTCGGGGGCGACCGAGATGTACGCCAAGTGCAAGAACGGCGAGGTCCCGATCTCGTACATCAACGACGCGTGGCGCGACATCACCGAGATCAGCTACGGCCAGATCATCTATCAGGAACAGATGGCCCAGATGCTGATGAAGCTCGCGGGCTACACGTTCGCTCAGGCCGACAAGGTCCGGAAGATCGTCTCGAAGAAGGGCGGCGTGCAGGCGTGGGACGATGAGGAACCGAAGTTCGCGGCCGGGTGCGCGAAGATGGGGCTCATCGATCAAGACTCCGCCCACAAGCTCTGGCAGGAGTCGAAGATGTTCGCCCTGTACGCGTTCAATCGCGCCCACTCGGTCGGGTACGGCATGCTGTCCTACTGGACCGCGTACCTCAAGGCCAACTACCCGGGTGAATGGCTCTGCGCATTCCTGAACTACGGCAACGCGGAGCGCGAGGAGCACGGCATCATGAATCGCGACGTCGCGCTCAAGGAGGCGCTGCGTCTCGGGATCGACATTCTCCCGCCGGACATCAACAACAGCGAGGTCATCTGGGGCGTGGAGACGAATCAGTACGGGCGTTCCGTCCTGCGCGTCGGCCTGAAGGACGTCAAGTATCTCGGCGAGACCGCGGTCGAGGAGATCCAGAAGCTCAAGAGCCGCGTGAGGCGGATCGAGTCCATTGAGTTCTTCATGGAGAACGTCGACCGGCGCATCTGCAACAGCAAGGTCGTCAAGGCCCTCCTCTTCTGCGGCGCGTTCGATTCACTCCTTCCGCCGGAGGAGCGCACCCGCTGGATCAAGCAGTTCGAGCAGATGTACTCCACCTTCGAGCACGACAAGAAGCGGACCGAGCTCCTGCTGTGCCCCGAGCCCGACACCAACGCCGACGACATCATCGCGCGCGAGCGGAAGGTGTACCTGCGCTTCGATCCTCTGACACTGGACGGCGTGCATGCGCCCGAGCGGATTGCCAAGATCATCGGTGCGACGCTGGACCTCGATCTCGACGAGCCCGTCCTGCGCCGCGGCACGAAGACGTGGCTGGTTACCGACGCGATGGCCGGACTCCTGCCGGGTGCCAATGGCGTCATGTCCGGCGCTGAGGCAAACATCTCCGACATCGTCGACAAGATTACCAAGTGCAAGCTGTGCGAGCTCCGAGATAGCTGTAAGAAACCAGTGCGGCCCGAGAAGGGCGTGCTTCGGGCGATGATCGTATCCGAGACGCCCAGCACGTATGAGGACAAGTTCGGTCGGGCGTTGATCGGAGACTCCGGCGGCGAGTTCTGGCCGAGGCTGGAGCAGGCCGGGATCCTGCGCACCGACGTACACGTCACCAACGTGGTGAAGTGCGCCGCTCCGAAGAAGACCAAGCCCACGGCCGACCAGATCGATGGATGCATGCACCTCGAAGAAGAGATCAAGCGCGTGCAACCGCTGTGCATCCTCGCTCTCGGCAACCCCAGTCTCTACTGGTTCACCGGTCGCGAGGGCGGCGTCATGTCGGCGAACGGCCGGACGGAGTGGTCCACCAAGGCCAATGCGTGGGTCACCTTCTGCATCTCGCCGTCCAATCTCGTGTACGCCCGGGAAGAGGACGAGTACACCGAGCGGGCGGGGCTGCTCACCGCGGCCATTCAAGAATTCGCGCGGTGTATCGGGCAGTTCGTCTAACTCCCGCGCAGCGGCATTCTTATAGTGTATGACCGACAAGTTGAAAGTGACGCTGACAGTCGACGGAGTGGTGGCCAGCCTGACCCTCCCCGACGACCTGAACATCCACGAGGCCACCCTCAACCGTGACCTGTCGAATCAGCCCGGCGCGTACGCGTTCTTCGGCATGATCTCCACGCGACTGGGTCTCCACCGTGATCGTGTCTCCCAGACGTTGCGCGACACCACCTCCGCCGCATCGATTCGAGTGCGTGCTAACGCCGCCGCGCTCGGCGAGAAGACCACCGAGGACAAGATCGCCGCGAAGGTTTCGCTGGAGCCCGACGTCGTCAAGGCGCGGGAGGCGCTGCAGGTCGCCGAGCGCCAGAGCTCGGAGGCGGCCCTGATCAAGGACGCCTATTACCATCGCCTTCAGGCGCTCATCAGCCTGTCCGC